ATTTATATCAAAAATGGTTAATGCTTCACTGTAATATCTTAAATTGGATATTTTTCCATTAAATCCACCATTTTGACATACATGAACATCATAATAATTTTGCATTGGCATTTCACGGAACTGTAGGCGTCCTGATACTACACCATTTATATATGCTTCCATTACTGTATTTTTCATACGCATGATTACATTTACCCATTTTTTTAATGGAACATCTTTGATTTCTAATGAATTTTCATGATTGTTCTCTCTTCCTGTTTTAGAATCCATTATCATAAATAAACTTGCAGTATTTACATCAGTTGTATCTGCGTCTGGAGTCATTTGCTTTAAATATAATCCTGGACCATTAGATACTGTTGATATTCCCTCTACATCATATGTCTTATTTCCTTTATTAAATATATTTCTATACATTTTATACTCTGGTCCTGAATTTAATTCATTTATATAAATCCAGGTTGACCATGTAAATTCCATACCGTTGCTTTTATTATTTGAACGAGATACCAACACAGACTCATTATTTATAGGGTCTTGCGCAATTGTAGTTGATTCATCTCCGTCCAGCATACCTTTTACTAAATAAGGACTGTCTGATTGTCCAAAAAAATAGTTTAACAGTAATACCCCTAAACTCAATAAAAACATAAACACGATTACTATTAAGATTATAAAGGCGAATTTGGCAAATAACGTATTTGTTGTTAAAAAATCATTTGATACTTCGGTTCCTGCGTCTATCGATGCACTTGCTTGTTCTGAAAAACCCTGCATCGATTCATTTATATTTGATGTCATCTTTTGAAATGAATTTGATATATTATCTCCAACATTTCTCATTCCTTCTGGTATTTCTATATTTGTTGATGTTGATGTTGTTGTTGGTTGTTGATAATTCATATTTATATTTATATATTATAAATATAAAACGATTTAACTAAAAACTTATATTAATGTTAATTTTCTATGTTCCATATTATCTTTTTTGATTAATATGTCTAAACCATATTTGGATAACCATGAACCTACTGCTCCTTGACCATTTCCATCCATATATGTTGACCATACTTCCTCTGGATTTACTGGATTTGACCAATGTTTTACACGAGCTACATACGCATCCCATGCAGAACCTCCCAATTGCAAATTTACTCCATCATTTCCTCCTGCTGGTGGTTGTTTTGGAACTACTATTCCACCACTGCTTTCTATGTAGGCTCTTCCTGATTTTATTAATTTTCCATCTAAATAACAATCTACATATTGATTATCTACATTTACTAATACATGAACCCATTTTTGCAATGGAAAATTGTCTGTAAATTCTATTGTTTTTATTTCATCATTATTCATTGTAATATCACACAATAAAACGGGTGAATTCTCATCTAATCTTAATGCTAAATTATTGCTTCTTGCCATAATTGGCTTTGTGCCACCCATATTCCATGAATTTACATATATCCACACGCCATAAGCATAACGAGAACTTGTTGGATTATTCTTTATGGGAATTCCATTTATTGTATCATTTAAATTTGCAGTTGCTGCTAATTCTACTGATGCTTCCATAAAAAATTGGATTAATACATATATTAATATTATTACTATTACTCCTAAAATTATAACAACTAAATTCATTTATATATTAAATACCTATAATTTATTTACTGGAGGATTTTTATTCATTAATGTGTTATAAATATTAACCACATTTCGAGATGATATTGTCTTTGGATAATATCTAATATTACTTATTGCTCCACTTAAACCATTTTCACTACCAATTGTAACGACATCGCCTAAATTATATGTTGGCACATTTTCTTTAAAATAAAATGTTCTTTCTAATTTTCCGTTTATGTATAAATCAACATGCTTTGAACTATAATTACATACTATATGATTCCATTTTTGACTTGGCATTTTTAATTCGTAATAATTAGTATTACTATTTGTTGCATTATTTGTTGTATTATTTGAGAAGTAAAATCTATATGTATCCATCTTTGTTGGCTCATTCTCATCATTAAAATATGTTAACTTGGGCTTTCCATTTCCGTAATCAAATATTAAACTTTCTTTATTATATGCACTTGAACTTATCGAATAGTTATTTAAATATGTCCACATTGACATTGCATAATTTGTTCTTACTGTTGATTCTCCTATATCTGCTACTTTTACGTTTGACGTATCTAATCTAACATGCTCTGATATTGGTAATATATTTTCTTCATGCAAATACTTATAATCATCTAATATACTGATTCCATCTTTTATTGATAATTTTACGGAAAGATTGGGTAAATACAAGTATAAAGTAATTAATATTAATTCTATAAAAAACAATAATAATACTTTATTTGGTGTTGCACTCACATCTTTTCTCAAATAATCTATTAAATCCAATAACATACATGGAATATAAAAGATGAATTGAACTATAAATCCTACTATTCCTCGTAGTGATTTCAAATAATTTACAAATACACTGAAAAACATTGCTAATCCTACTATTACTATTAAAATCAGTAAACCATACATTATTGTATTAAATAAACTATACTCGCTTAATAACAAACCTCCATAACTTATACCTATTACTAATAATGATATGTAATAATTTTTTGTCCAACTTGCTACATTTCCTGTTGTAAATGATACCACTATATACAAAAACACGAGAACCGCTGATAATATTGATAATACCATTCGAATCGTTTCTTTCGTTTTATTTCTATGTGGGTCATTTTCTCTTTCGGGTTTTTCTTTCATATCGTTAACTGCCAATAAAGAAATTATTATAAATAATATTGCATTTGCATATGTTGCTTTATTATTTCCATTTAATATATCTTCCATACTTATTATAATGTCTTATTATATTTTATCTAAAATCATAAAATATAATTCTCCTTTTATAAATTTTCCATTGCTGTTTTCTTTCCATGACATTCTCGGCATAATGCTACTAAATTATCTACATGGTTACTTCCGCCATGTTCTAATCTTGTCTTATGGTCTACTTCAAACCATGCCGATAACTGATTTTTACAATCACCACAATTCCAATCTTGTCTTGCTGCTACAAACTTTTTTTTGGTTTCACTTACCGAACGTTTTGTTGCTTTTTTTCCTGAATTTACAATTCGACTTTCTGCATTTTGTTGTGTCATTGATACTATTGGATAATTATAATTACCTCCGTCTAAACTATTATGTTGATTATTTGTGAATTGTTGTTTTGAAGTGAAATCTAAAATTGGCGAAATAATATTCGATGTGTTTTTATCTATTGGTAAATATTTTATGTAATCATTCGATGCTGAAACTATTTGTTGAGCACGTAATGGATTATTTTTTAATAATATATATAACATTAATGCGCCAAACGCAACTCCCACCATTTGATAATATTTTTTCCAAGTCATCATTAATCTTACGTATCGTCCATCTGTGTATATGTTTGCCATTATAAACCCCGCTATTAATATAATAACTAATTCAAATCTCATAGTTATTATATTATTAGATATAATCCTAAATTTTTTATGCTTATTTATTTTCTAATTTATTGATTCTTAATTGACGTTCCTGGATCGATTTTATTAAATAGGGTATTAAATCACTCGTTGCTACTCCTTTATATGAAGCTCCGTCTGGATAAGTTGTTTCATTTACCAATTCTGGCAACACTTCTTCCACCTCTTGTGCTATGAATCCTACATGTTTTTTATCGTCTTCTTGTGTCTTCCATTTATACGTGCATGGTTTCAACTGCATTAGTTTTTCTGTAGGGTCGTCCAATGATTCTATATCTGTCTTTAATCGTTCATCTGATGTTGATGTCATGGAATTTCCGTCCGATGCCATATAAACACCTATATTGTTGTTATCTACTATATTAAACACGTTGGATGCACTTTTACCTACATTGAAATAGGCGGTTGCATCTTTGTTGGTAAATGTGGTATAAGCTCCGTAATTGTTTGCTGAACCATCTACGATGGTAATATTTCCAGGAACAACCAAATTATGATTTAATGAAACATCGGCGAAAAAAGTTCCTGAAGTATTTATGTTGCTTGCTACTTTATTAACAACTAAACCATTATTTATAGTCACTGTATCATAATTAACTTCAAATAAATCTACTTTATTACCATAAGTAGCTAATACATAACTTGAACCCGCCCATGATAACTGATTATAATTCGATGACGAAGTTATTGTATTACTATATTGATACCAATAATATTTATTTTCATCCCAACTTGCACCTCTATCGTGTAAAACTTTCCAAGTGGTGGATAATTGACCTACTGAACTTTCTGAAGTATGAGTACCATTATTATTAGCAGCATTCCATTCAGCTTGCGATACTTTCATATATTTAAATATTGCCATCATATCATCACCATTATCACTTATTGTAGATATAGCTATCTTATCACCATCTGGATTAATTGCCATACAATTATACCTACTTATAGTGCTGTGTCCAGTCAAATATGAACCTTGCATAATCCAATCATTAGTAATATATTTATATACTGCGATTCGTCCTGTATTGTTGGAATATGCATAATCTCCAATACTAATAGTATTTCCATGTTCATTAATTGCAACACCAGTACTACTTAAAGTAATTGTTTTAGATATTGTGCAAGTACCAGTAGATGAATCAATATCATAAATTCTTGTATTACTATTTCCCGAATCCGCAGTAATTAATCTGGTTGCTCTGGAATCTGCACGTAGATATGTACCAGAAGCATTAGAACTGAAACCATAACCAGATGAAGTATCCCAATTCTCACCATTATCTGCGCTCTTTATATATTTTACAGTATTCAGATCCCAAAAAAATATTAAAATATTACCATTATCTGTTTTTCTAATTTGAATAAATTTATATTTATTATTAATCCCATTTTGTGTTCCATAATAAATTGTTTTTTTTAAATCATATGTGCTATTAGTATCATTTCTTTTATATATAGTTAGTCGTGGCCTCACCTCATTAGAACCGCCCGTTCCTGCGAGTACAGCAAATTCTCCATCATGAGTAATTGATACATATTGTCCGTTACCTTGCATCCAAGCTATAATTCCATTAAGAGGGTCTAAAGTAGCATATAACGTCCAATTATTATCTGTGCGTTTATATACATATCCTCGTCCTGATGTGGCATTAAAACTATGTTCTCCAATAATCATATAATTACCATCTGCAGATATTTCTGAAGCGAAACCAAAATTATCTGCACCCGTTAAATCAACTCTTTGTTCTGATATGTTATACGTTATTTGTCGTATATCTAAAATACCGTTTGTTATAAAATCTAATGATAAATCACTATTATTCACATACAATCTCTTATTCATCGTTGTATCTGCATCATATGTTATTGTATTTCCCGTTGCATTTACTGCACCTACACTTAATGTTCCATCTATCGTTAGATTTCCATTTAAAAATAAATTTCCGCCTTTAAATTCTTGATTGTAATAATTTACTGATGGTGTTGGGTCATATGATTTAAATACATTATATGATTTCCAATTTCCAGTTGATTCACCGTTTGCTGTAAATCCATAATGTGTGTTCTTACATACTACATTATTTCCTACTTTAAAATCATTATTATCGGTTCCCGCTTCTGCATCCAAATATTTCACTTCTGTTATACTATTTAAATCCGAAATATCATATACACCTATTCTTCCTCGTTTGTTATCGCCCGTTATTGTAGATACTATCATTGTATTTCCATTTGGACTCATATCTAACCATCTTCCATAAAAATCTTTTTGGTTGCTGCTTGCACCACCTACATGATTAAATTCTCGGCTGCTGGGATAAGTTTTTGTGGTTTCTGTGGAATTTGCCCAATTATCACTGGTTGTTCTTACCGTGAAATTGGTGTTATCTTTTAAATATACCATTTTTGTGCCCGTTTCATTAATACCGAGTTGTCCTGCGGTGGTATGTCCAGAAGTGGTGATTGTCTTTGTTAATGAAATACTGCTGCTATCAATTGTGTATATTTTGATATCATTATCTGCGTAATTTCCTACGAACAATTTATCACCCGTTTTGGTAAAGATACATCTACAGATTTTTCCCCATCCCGATGTTTGCACTCCACCAAGGTAAGTTAATGTTGTTCCAGAACGGCTAAACACAAATAAATCAGATGCATCACCACTATTATCATCATTTACTCCTGCGTTAGAAAATGCGATTCGTGTTCCATCGTAATTTACAGCAACGCCACCAAAACCGCCCGTCATCCAATTATTAAAATTCTTCGCTTTTGGCGTTCCAGTTATTAAGGTGTTATTTACATTTATAATGGTTCTGTCCCACTGATTGGTGGAACTATTACGAATCCACATATATATTTTACCATTAGTGCTGTCTGTAGCACTGTTATAATTCTCACTATCAACCTGTGCTGATACAATAACATTACCATCACCAGAAATATATAGATTTTTACTACCATTACCAGTAGAAATACTTAAACTACCCGAATCATTGACGGTATCTTCACTCCAACCATTATTATAACTACGGACTTTCAATGTTCCACCAGTTCCAGCACCTTGATTGGTAGCTCCAGTCCAACCGTGAATATAGGCATAACGATTACCATCATCAGATAAAACCATATTATTCGCTCCATTAGCAGGTACAGTTAATGCAGTATTAGTGGCTGGTTTAAATATATATGCCGCACCTGAACCAACATACAAACCTTCGTGAGTATTATCATCTGGGTTATCCATTGAATTACTGTCTTCTTCAGTTGCCCCAACAATAATATAATCGTCGCTCATCGATACTGAATAACCAAACAGGTCGCCAGCATCTATATTCGATGCTTTTAAATATTTATGTTGTGTCCATGTTTCTACACCACTATCTTTTTTAAATATATATGCCGCACCTGATTTCTCTGCATCATTATTATTTGGATTATTTATTGAATTACTATCTTCTTGGTATGCCCCGACAGTAGCATAATCGCCACTAATCGATACTGACGAACCGAATCCTTCAACAATTGAATATGTATCTATAATTGAGGCTTTTAAATAAGCTGTTTGTGACCATGTTTCTGCACCATTATTTCTTTTAAAAATATACGCCGCACCTGATCTATCACCGGCTGAACCACTTGTTTGATTATTATTTGCATTAGTTATTGAATTACTGGATTCACCAGTTGCCCCGATAATAGCATAATCTCCGCTTATCGAAACTGCAGCACCAAAATTGTCGTAATCGTCAGGATACTCTGCTTTTAAATATGCTTTTTGTGCCCATGTTTCAGCACCACTATTTCTTTTAAAAATATATGCTGCACCTTCATTACCAGATGATTCTGTATATGCCCCGATAATAGCATAATCACCACTTATCGCTACTCTATAACCGAAATTATCGCCTGCAGTTATAGTTGATGCTTTTAAATAAGCTTTTTGTGCCCAGGTTTCAGCACCACTATCTCTTTTAAAAATAAATGCCGCACCCGACTGGTTTTTATCTCTATTTTGTTGATTAGTTATTGAATTGCTGTCATCACCACTTGCCCCGATAATAGCATAATCTCCATATATTGCTACTGACGCACCGAACCAGGAATATTCATGGGGATACTCTGTTTTTAAATATGCTTTTTGTGTCCATGTTTCAGCACCACTATCTCTTTTAAAAATATATGCTGCACCAGAGTTAAAACCATCTGAACCACTGGAATGATTAGTGTCTGGAGTATTTATTGAAGGACTCGCCTCCTTACTTGCCCCAATAATAGCATAATCTCCATATATTGCTACTGACTCACCGAAACTGTCGTTGCCATCACCATTTGCTGCTTCTAATTTAGCAGTTTGTGTCCAAGTTTCTCCACTATCACTGGTTTTGAAAATATATGCAACACCTTTATAAGAGTTTTCTTTATATGCCCCGATAATAGCATAATCTCCGAATGTTGCTACCGCGCAACCAAAATAGTTATTATTACCTGTTATTGTAGATTTTAAATATTTTGATTCTTGAGAATAACCTACTACTGTGGTTGATGTAGTAAACTCATCAGTTGCTGTATCTTCTGCTGTGCTTTGGTCAGTTTTTAATATTAAATTATCATAATCATCAAAAGGTTCAGTATAATTATGATTCTCCAATGTTCCTGCATTCTGTGCAGCTACAGTTTTATTTAAACTAATATCACCACGCATTAACAAATTATCCTTTAAATCTACAGTTCCACTAATATCAACGGCATATTGTGGATTTTCAATACCGATACTTAATTTTTTTCCTAAACTTAAATTACTGTTAAATGAACTATCACCAGCAATTAATAAGTGATTATCAGCGTTTCTGGTTTGAATATTTCCTCCACTAACATCAATGAACCCATTGACATACATGGATTTATAACAGTTAGCATTATTTGAACTATCTAACCAATTACTCATTGATTGTATATATATAATACAAGCAATAAAAAAGTCTATATATATTATATTTAATTATCTTTTATCAAAGAAAGTAGTGATTGTTTGTATTCGATGTTTATCATTATAAATCTGATTCAACGTTTTATCAAATAATAAATTTTTAATTTTCGTAGCACAGTATTTTTCTTTCTTTTTCATAAATGTTTCTATATCGGGAAATTCTTTTGATAATCTGGTCATTTCTTTATGATAAGTCCTAATAGCAGTTTTTTTGTGTTGCATCGTCCAAATTTGTTCTAACGATAATCCAAATAATTGCTGTAATGGTTTCATTAATTGGTTTGTAATATAATGGGTATAATCTATTTTCAAATCATTTTCAATAATAAATTCGGTGGTTTCTATTTTATCACCCATCAATGCCTTTGGTTTATCATTTACAACAAATACAAATTTCATTCTATCTCCTGGTTTTGGTTTATTTCCAGGGTCTCTTTGTCCAATTCTATCGGCTAATACACGATGACCAATTTGCAAAGGATTTTTATAATAACCACGTAAAGCTTTTGTAATTGCTAATTTATCCATACTAACATTTCCTTGAATCAATTCATTTAATGAATGTTGTAAAAATTCAATAGCTTGGTCAATATTATTTTCTTTCATCAAAATATTCAATATTCCACCATACACATCTTTTAAATAATCACACGAATCACGTCGTTTTAATGATAACCCCATAAATTTCATATATCCTTTGTTTGGGTCTTCTTCATACAACATACCAACATAACGCTTTTTCGATAATAATATAAATGGCATTAGTGTTTTCTCATATTCTAATTTCATTGGAGGTTTTAAATATTTAGTGCATAAGTCAGCAGCATCTTGTGCAATCTCAATAGTGGTTTCCAGTGCTTTATATCCTCGTATTTTTTCACCAGTTTCTGGGTCTTCCAGATTAAAGGTAAAGAACACAGAATCTGTATCACCATAAACATATTCGGCTTTTGTTCTAACTACACCATTGGTTTTGCTATTATAAATCATATCTCCATAAACCTCTTCTACAATACGTCTGGCATAAATAATCATCATTCTACCAGTAGCAGTGGTTGATGCAGCTACATCTTTTTCATAAAAAGTAGATGTTCGTGAACCACATTGACCATACAAAGAATTCGCCGTTACTTTATATCCCAACTGACGTTTATCTAAAATATTTTGCATAAACGGGTCTTTTTCAGTTTTAATCATATTACGAGTATCCTTTCTTGCTTTTAATAGTTCTTCCAAAATTGATGGCATAATACCTTTTTTATTATCTGGGAATTGAGCCCATCTACAAATCATTTTACCTACTTTCGTTTTTTCGGCACGAGCTGTTGCACTTTTACGAATGTATCGGTAAGTATCAAATTCAATATCGATGTATTCATATTCTGGTAAATTATCATATATAAAATTTCCATTTTCATCTTTTTCTCCAACAACATTAATTAGGTCGCCTTTTAAATTATATTCTTTAGACCATACCTTACTATCATGTGAATAATTTTGACTAATCATAGAAGATGGATATAAAGATGAGTAATCTACACAAGCCACTGGATTATCCATATACATAGAACACTTTGGTGGCAAAACTATAGCTCCTTCATATCCTTCTGCATCTTTTGGTTTTTCGACGTCTGGCATCAGTGTATCTTTATCTCGACATTTTTTTGCAACAAAACTGGTTAATTTAATACCTTGACCTCTAAATACCAAGAAACTTATTGGAACGCTGCAAATTCTGGACATCTCTATATATCCTGTAATAACATCTATTTTATTCATTAAATGATGAACAAGGTTGCAATCTTGAATACAGTATTTTGCAACAACTGCTCTATCAGCAGAAGTTCCTTTTGATAAACGAAATATATCTTGTGGCGATACATCATCCTTTGCCATTCCCCATTTAATAGATTTACCTGATTCTATCTCATGATGACCTCCAATTTTAATTACATTATACTTTGACGTTTTTTCTACACCATTTTTCATTTCGGATACCTCCTTACCATATTCTATATCTAATACTACAAATTTCTTCCCATTTTTATAATAATCTGATGTAAAACTTGTAATTTCAATATGAATAAAATCACCTATATGCAAACCCATTAAATTATTACTATATAGTTCAGTAATATCTCCATGCACTTCATGTGTAGCTAATTCTATCTTTTTAACACTATCGCTAATATATTGACCAGCAACATCATCTAATTTATACGAAGACAAATTAAAATCACGTCTGAAATATGCATACATATCTATTTGCAATCTTCCTGACATTTTTGCATATCGCAAATCATATTCACCACTGGCTAATTGAATTTTCGTATGTTCAAGATTAAATGTCCCTGGATTTTGTCTATCTTCTTTTGCACATACTTCATTCAACTTTCTTGATAATTTTAAAAATTCTTGTTCACAATAGTTTTCTTTTGCACGACGAAACATAAACTCATAATCAAAACCAAATATGTTATATCCTATAATAATATCTGGATTTTCCCGCTGAATTAATTCTGTCCATTTTAATAACATTTCTCTTTCTGTATCTGCAGTTTCTATGATTGAACCTTCTACATCATCACAGGTTCCCACTACCAAACAATGATTCATATATGGCTCTTTCGTTCCATAATTCATAAAAGTTGAACCTATAAATGTAACCTCATCTCCTTGCAATCGTGGAAATACTGTAGTCATTACTTCATCTATTATTTTGATTTTATCTTCCCTTTCATACTGTTCTTCCAATAAGACATCTATTATGGTAGTTGATTTTTTCATTTTTATTTTCTTATTATTCTTTTTATTGTAATTTACATATTCAATATTTTGGTCAATTGCTTCACCATTCGCTTCAACTGAACCTTCTACATTATTTTGATGAGACTCCATCATCTCTTCGAATAAACTATCTATCTTAATCAAATCACTGTTATCTTCTTCTGTTTCTTTTTTTGCTTTATCTAATGATTTATCCAATAATGTATTTATTAATTTTAATACCTTATCCTTTGATGGATTTAACTTTGGGTATACCAAATCTATATCTTCACAAGAACCATAATTAAATGCTGCTAACAATATCTTTTTTAATAATAATTTCGATTTTGCTTCATCTAAATAGGTTAATTGTTTTAAAAATACGTCCGCCATATTTGTCGCTAACCGCTTATAAGTTTTTATCGGTATAGGAAAATCACCATGACTACTACTCGCTTCTATATCAAAACTACATATCTTATATGGAACCACCGTTTCTTTTTCTGGTTGTGCTTTGACATATTTTGACGAACATATATACTCATATTTACAAGTTGTCATTTGTTCATTCGAATTTATTACCTTTGAAGTATTCACCAAAATCCAACCTGATGGACTGATATTTGTGATATGAAAATATCGTAATAATGGCGGGATATTACTTTCATATAATTCCAACAATACCTTATCAAATTCAATATTCTCTCGAATACGATAATTTTCACCTGTTTTCTCATTTTTCTTATATGAAAACCATAGATTTTTGTATTTGTTCATTGCCACGCTATTTTTAAAAGCTAATTTTACGAAATTATGTTTTTTTCCTCCTGAAAATCCATATAATTTATGATGTTCCACTAATTTGTAAGATACGATTGAATTCTTATAATAATTATCTACCTTATCTCCCAAAGAACGCACCATTGCATTTACTTTATATTGTGTCCAATCATCTCCCACTTTTACATAAAAGAATGGATTATAGTCATTTATATACAAACAACACGTTTCGCCCTTTTCATTTATGCCAAATGCTTGAATTATAAATGCTTTTTCATCTGTTCTTGGATAATATTTGGGCTCATTGTCGGAACCTGAATCACTTTCTACTGATTTTGTATTTTCATCATAAATATTAAAATCTATTAATTTAAATGATTGCATCACCGTTGGATTACTCTTTTTGATTTTTATTGAACGTCTTACCGTTTGCTTTTCCATTATTACTTATATATGTTAACAATTATTGTTTAGATTATTTATACTATTTTCTATAAATAGAATAAATCAATTTTTATTTAGGGATTTTGTCCCATTTTAAATCTTCAAAGGTGTTTTCAACACGGTCGTTTCAAATATCTTACTTGTAACCAAATATGGATCACAATTTGAACTTGGTCGCCTATCTTCAAAATAACCTTTTTGATTTTTATTTGTAGCATTTCCTCTTCTAATCGATGCACCCCTATTTGCTATTCCATCTGTAAATTTATCATATGAAGCCGTTTCATGTTCACCTGTCATTCGTTCATCATTTCCGGTTCCATATACTGCCATATGTTCATCGTGCTTTTGTGATAACGCATAAATCGCTTCATTTATATAATATAATCCAGTTTTATGATTACCTCCTTCACGCATTTTTTTTGTACTATAATTTACATGACATCCAGAACCATTCCAATCACCCTTTATTGGTTTTGGTTCAAAATTTATAAATGCGTTAAATTTCTCTGCTATTCGCTCCAACAGATATCGTGCTACCCATAAATGGTCCCCTTCATCTATACCTACACATGGACCTATTTGAAATTCCCATTGTCCTGGAGCTACTTCTGCATTTATTCCCGATATCTTTATACCCGCATATATGCATGCATCTAAATGTTCTTCGGCTATTACTCTACCAAATGAATTATTTCCACCTACACTACAGTAATATTGACCTTGAGGTTGTGGTAATCCACTTTGAGGAAATCCCAACGGTTTTTCTGTATTTAAATCCATTATAAAATATTCTTGTTCTAATCCAAACCATGGCTCTTCGCTTAATCCTTTTTTAAATATTTCATTCGCCGCAACTCTATTATTATTTGACAATGGTTCATTGTTTGAATTATAAGTATCACACATCACTATTTTATGATTACGTCCTCGAAATGGGTCCCGAAATAATGCTTGTGGCTTTATTATCACTTCTGAATCATCTCCCACTGCTTGATTTGTAGAACTACCATCATAATTCCATTCTGGCAATTCATCTACTGTATTTATTACATCATCTAATACTTTTGTTTTACTTCTTACTTCATTATTTCCACCAATCCAAACATACTCCACTAAAGTTTTCAACATACTAATAATACAATTAATTTATTTTTATATTATTATTAATATTATTAACTTTTTGCCCATGCACATAAATCTGCGACCGACCGCCCTCCTGTATATCTATTAAACTGTCCTTCTTTTATTTTTCCCATTGTTGGATAACCATCCGCCTTTATTTCTTGTCCATTTATTATAAAACGTCCATTTAAATCTAATAGCTTTTGTTCTTGTTCTCCACTTTCTATTTCAAATATATCTTCCTCATTATACTTCTTTTCATTTATTAATTGTGCTTTCATATCATTCCACTGTGGCTTTAACGATTGACAATGAATACACCAATCTGCATATATTAATACCAACTTTGGTTTATCTGTTTTTTTATTAATTACTTTTATTGTATTCATTTCTTGAGGTATCTCTTCATTTTTTATTTCAATTGGGTTTATAAAATCCTGTATTTGAGAACTTATTCGTTCTTTTAATGATTTTTCCACCTTTTTCCCCTTTTTTACCGTGGTTCTCTTCTTTCTTAAATTTTTCTTTTTTGATTGAGACCTTTTTTTTAAAGATTTTTGTTTAGGATTTTTTGATTTTACCATTTATATTATACATATATATATTTCAACTAAATAAAATCCATGTAATATATATAGTTTATTACACAATGAAATCCGATAATTTATTATTTATCATTTTTTTACTTATTGTTTTTTTTATGGGATTATATGCTACTGTGAATTTTAAACCTTCGTGTGGAACGTGCAAAAAAGAACACATGTGCAATAAATGTAAAAAAGAACCCATGACTGTTCAATCCGATAAATCATGTCCAGATATGTTAGTTAAAAAGGGCAATGTTTTAATGTTATATAATTCGAATGAACCTACCAGTTCTACGAATCCTATTCCTTTTTTTAATTTAGATGAATATATTAACTATTTAGAGATACAAAAACAAAAAGGGATTGATTGTCCCGTTTTATTTATACAAGAAGAAAATAACGCACAAGGCGAAAATGTTTACCGAGTTAGACCCAGTCCTTTTGACCAACAAGGTGGATTACCCAGCGTTCCTGATTTATCTAAACAAGATATTGATAAGATTAACAATGCGGTTAAAGTGTTAGACGCTACCAAAAACAATTTACCTTATAATAAAAATCAATATCCCAGCTTTGACTCTCATGGACAACATATTGGTGAATATACACAAATAGATGCTATTCACGATAGCACTTCTTCCAAAAAAATTAGTGATAATCCTATGGATTTTAATTGGGCTGGTCCTACTTATACTAAACAAATGGTTGATTCTGGTAAATATGTTGACAATGAAATTACAAAACCAGTTTTATTCAATCCGAAGACTCGCTTTTTGCCTGATATTCCTTCTCACATTCCTCCGCCGATGGACATTTTATAACTTGTTTATTGATACTTCTCTTTTTCGTTGGTGTTGGAGGAGGAGTAAATGGCTTTTCGTCATTTTGGTCTCCTGCTTTTATATTATTTGGTATTATTAATTGTCCATTATCATTGCTCATTATATTATATATACAGATTATATTATATAATGCATTAATCGCTTGATTCTATCGTTTGTTTCAAATATTTCATTATGTTCTCTATACTTGTTTTATTTATTTTTCTCATTTTTCCCTTACTCTCATAAGTAATATTATTTAAACATTCTGGATTGCTATTCATCTCTTGTATTAAATGTGTAAAATTTTGAAATCGTTTCATTACCGCAATTGCCGTCGTTGAACTTATACCTGGCAATTGACATAATATGATTTCTCCTATATTTTCTGGAGTTATGTTCTCTTTTTTTACCTTTTTTACTACTGAACAATATCCCGATGATGTTGGTTCTTCCTTCAATAATACGTTTTGCATATTTTCTTCTTCCTCACTTTTTCGTTCAAATGTTCTCATAAATGGTTGTGTCAAATAATATGGCACTTTTCCTTTTATAAATTCCTTTTCTATTTTTGAACCCATATGTAATATCCATTCCGCACTTTCTCGTTTTGATGATGTTCTATGCACGCTAAACCCTTTAAAATAATTTAACGATGTCATTGCTGAATATAGTATCTTTTTTTCTATTGGAGTTCTCAATTCACTTAATACACCTTCTAATAAATATATTATTGAATGTGGAGGATATCCCGTACTATTTAATAATCTATACGATTGCTCTTCATATCGTCCATCTTTTATAGATGCCATTAAATCACTAAAACTTTTTCGTTCTATTATTAATACATCCTTTCCATCATCAGTTTTAAATATAATATCTCCTAATTCTAATACTTCTCTTGATACTTGTAAATATGAATATGTTGAACTACTACTTAATATTGAATTACATTGTTCATATATATCTCTTTCTCGTTCATCTATTATGATTTTCATACTGGTTCTCAAATAACAATATAATATACTTATTATTATATTGTTTCTACAGTTTATTTATACTTATTATTATACTGTTTACATCGATTCTGAATGTGACATTGTCATAGGCATCTTTAGAACACTCAATCTTTGACTGGTTTGTTTCAATGCAATAGAACTCCATGATGAACGTCCTATAATATAAGGAAGTCCTGCTTTCTTTGACCCTCCTCCCTGGTTTTGGTTAGTTATGCTTGAAATAGAAGCTGTTTTGTTAGTTGTGCTCAATACCATTTTATATATACTTACTAAATATTTTTTTTTCCAAAAGTAAAATTGATAAATAATATAAATATAATTTATTAGTTATTAGTATAGATTACCTTCATTTTATTTCTAAAATAATATGAATATGGACGATGACATCAGAATTGAAAAAAATAATAATGGTATTGAAACATATATTTTTGACCCATATAATCCCCTAAATAAGTTAATTAATAAAGAACAGGTACAAAATATTATGACAAAATACAATGTTCCTTTTCCATTACATAATCTTGAATTATATAAACGTGCTTTTATTCATAGGTCTTATATTAGAAGACCTGATGTTGAAAATAAAGCTAATAATATTATTATTGCAAAAAAACCAGATGATTGTATTGATTTATTTACTAAATCAAATGAACGCTTGGAATTTATTGGTGATGGTGTATTAGAATGTATTACAAAATATTATTTATATCGCAGATTCCCTAAAGAAAATGAAGGTTTTATGACTGAAAAAAAAATCGCTCTTGTTAAAAATGAATCTATTGGACGTATGGCTTACGAAATGGGCTTACATAATTGGACCGTTCTATCTAAACATGCCGAAGGCAAACAAATTAGAACTAATTTAAAAAAATTAGGTTGTTTATTTGAATCTTTTATCGGTGCTATGTTTTTAGATTTTAATAAAATTTCTATTCACGACGATGACAAATGGTTTGACAATGTTTTCGTTTGTGGTCCTGGTTTCCAAATGGTTCAAATCTTCGTTGAATCTGTTTTTGAAAAACATGTTGATTGGATTAATCTTATCCGTAATGATGATAATTTCAAAAATATTTTACAAGTTAAAATTCAGAAAGAATTTAAGGTTACACCCGATTATATTGAAGTTGCTGAACATGACCCCGAAATTGGTTATCATATGGGAGTTTATCTGTGTTTGGGCCAACACGTTCATGGATTAAAACATGATGACTCTATTCCTATTTCAAAATTCTCTTCATATAATGATATACATCAACACATGTCTCAATTTGGGAAAATATTCTTATTTATGGGCGAAGGTAAACATAAAATTAAGAAAAAAGCCGAACAAGTCGCATGTGATGATGCCATTCGCATTTTAGATTCCTTTCAAAGTAGCACTATTTAATTATTTCGGTTTTGCTCTATATTTACATTTCAAATTAAAATGATCTTTTCTTATCAGTTTTTTTATATCCAAAGGTAAATTTAATTGATGAAATATATATGCCTCAAATAATTCTTTTACACTTGGTTTATATATTTCAAAAAATTTGTTTATTATACTTACTCTTGTGTGTTGACCACATATATCGAATATAGCATTCGTTCTTGCTGGTGTTAATAATAATTGTAGTCCACTATCAAATGAACGTGTCCTACCTCTTGTATGTTCGTATCTTACATATGTTCCATATATTAAACATTCGTCGTCTATTCTTAAGTTATTTGTTGTATTCCAATTTATTGCTATTATATACCTTTTTCCCGGTATTAGTCGGTCTATTGATACTTGATTTGATATCACCATTATATCATTTATATACTATTTCGATTCATATTATTTTATCTATATAATTTAATTAGATTATGCCAAAAAAAAATAAAGACGGAGAAATTATTTTTCATGATTTTCCTAATTTCAAACCCAATTTAACACCTAAAGAAATTTTTGAATTAGGTAGTTTCGGGGGAACTTATTGGAGACCCATCAAATCCAAATTTTGTAAATCTATATTGCGAGAACAACACCTAAAATATCCAAAATCCTGGTGGAAAAATATTCCTGATAATTGGCTTACTAATAAATGGGACAAATATGACACTAAAATTAATAAATATAAAGTTTCCGTTGGAACTACTTTAGAATTTTGGGAAGAAAAAAATTGGATTGTTTCTTCTCACCCATATGGTTGGGTTCAATGGTATTGTGATTTTTATTCTGGGAAGAGAAGCGACGACGACGAAAGACAAATTAATCGATGGATTCGCACCGCTGGTCCCAATAGTCGTTTTCGTAGAATGTTAATTAATTTAATTAATAATCATAAAACTACATTTGATGATTTTAGCATTAGTCCGAAAATTAGACAGACCCTACAACACTGGGGTTATGTTCTTACTGATATCGATTTTCATTCTTAACTTCCTTTCTAATTAAAATATTATGTTTTTTAAATATAATATTTTATAATATATGTCATTTACTGATTCTTCTAATTATAGAGAGATTTCCGTATTAGAAAAAATGCTTAATAACCCTAAACCTAAACCTAAACCTAAATGGTATTACATTTTTTGTTGTTGTTTTTACAAAAAATAGTATATCACACATATAAAATTGATTACAATATTTTTGATATTAACAATACTATTATATAATATCCTATTATGATTATGTCTCCTCCACGTTCATTTACCGACCAATATAGCCGTGCAAAGAAAACACTTCAAAACGCCATTGATAATGACTTTACTGTCATATTATGGGGTCAAGGTGCCAATGGGAAAACTCATCTTGTCAATGAATTTTCAAAACAACTTAATAAAAAGGGTTATTATCATTCATTTTATACTCCGTATGATGATTTTTATAGTCATGATTCTAAAATGATTATTGAATCAAATGATATCAATTGTATTAACGACCTGTATGTATCTGAAAATTGCAATGGATTGGTTTTTATCAACATGAATACATTTCAATACCCCGATTTTACTCGCCTACGCTCTGGTAAAATGTAAGAATGCCTAACTTATAATATAAAAATTTGAAACTATTTATGTAATAAATACTTTTTTACCGATTTAAAACTGTATAAGTAATATAGAGAGTTTTTTTATTTTACTATAATGAAAAATTATCTATTTGCTTCTATTGGATTTTTATTATTCATAATTAAAAAACATTGGCATTTATCTTCTACGCATTATCAAGATATTGGTATCTTTTTCTTTAAGCAATATATCAATATAATTACCTATATTAAAACGCATACTAATACATTATATAAAAATGACGATACTAATACATTATATAAAAATGACGATTTTATGCATAATACAGATAAATTATTAAAAAAACTTCCATACGAATTAAAAAATTTAATACTTGAGTATGATGGACGTATCAAATATAAATATAAAATAAAGAATGCCATTGATTACCATAAATATATAAATGTAATCCATAAATACGACGAACGATACAATATAATTATACCAATTATTAATAAAAAACAGAAAATTATCAAAGATACTGAAACAAGACCAAACGATACCAGTTTTTATTTTGAGTTCGACTTTGATAAGCAACCTAAATTAAGTTTATGCTATGATTATAATTGGTCTTATAATAATGTTTTTGAAATATGTTATACTGATATGAAAGGTTCTGGACATATTTTTGGAAGCGACCAAATTAGAACATTCATTTGAATCTATTCTATCTGAAATACATTATTAAATAAATGATTTTGATATATTTTTATATTCTAATATTATAGAATGGAAACTACATCAATAAATATCAATAAATTTAATTGTGAATTATGCAATTTTAAATGCAACAAATTACATAATTATAATTGTCATTTGTCCACAGCAAAACATAAAAATAGAACAGAAAATACATCCAAAAATATCAACAATTATAACTGTGATTTATGCAACTTTAAATGCATTAAAAAAGGTGATTATAAACGACATTTGAAGACTACAAAACATAAAAATAGAACTGAAAATACATCAAATAATGTAGGTTTTTTTATTTGCGAATGTGGTAAAGAATATAAAGCACGAAATAGTTTATGGTATCATAAGAAAAAATGTAATTATAAAAAAAATAATGCTTTAAGAGAATTAGTAAAACAAAATAGTGAACTCAAAGAATTAATTATTAATCAAAATAAACAAATCATTGAACTATTAGAAACCCAAACTTGCTAATATTATTATTAAATTATATATGATTATTAAAAATCATGCGTGTCTTTATATTGTATTTTCAATTTATTCTACAATTGTTTTTTTGCAATAGAAAGTCAAATCTATTTTGTAAAAATGGACATTTTAAAAATGTCCAATTTTGATATTTGGAATGAGAAGGTTAAACATGAATTTCTTGATTTTTCACTTTAGACGATAATGCAGTAATTTATGTTTTTAATTTTCAAGTATCGCTCCAACCTATAAAAAATAATTTATTGGAAAAAGGATTTAGGCGATTTTTTTCTTCGTCTATTATACGAAGATATGACGAATCGAAAATCGCAAAAAATCGCAAATAATTATGAATGTAAAACATGCAACTATATAACGAGCAATAAAACTGATTTCAAAAAACACGAAATGACTGCAAAACATAAAATACGAACGAATACGAACGAAAACTCTGCTAAAATCGCAAAAGAATATATATGTAGTTGTTCAAAAGTATTTAAACATGCATCATCATTATGGAATCATAAACGTACTTGTATTTATGAAGATATAGCAAATACATCTTTAGATGTAAATGAACCTATAAAAGAGGAAGAAAAGAAAGATTTAAACTTGGATACAGTAATGGAATTAATAAAAAATGTAAACAATAACAATAATACAGATACAATAATGGAATTAATAAAGCAGAACCAAGAATTCAAGGAGTTAATTGTAGACCAGAATAAGACGATAATGGATTTATCAACAAGGACAAATAGTATAACAAGCAATAGTAATAATACAATAAATAATAACCAGAAGTTCAACTTAAATTTCTTTTTGAACAATACTTGCAAAGATGCAATGAATATGTCAGAATTTATAGAGAACATGAATGTAAATTTTAATGATATAGAATATATTGGCAGAAATGGTTATGTAAATGGTATGACAAATATGATATTGTCCCGCATAAAAGAGTTAGATGTAACGAAGCGTCCGTTGCATTGTACAGATTTAAAACGAGAAACGATGTATATAAAAGATAATGATGAATGGAATAAAGACACACCAGACAATACACAATTACGTAATATGGTAAAGATAGTAGCGAAGCATAACCAATATCAGTTTCCAATATGGCGAGAGAAACACCCAGCGAGTGATGATATGAATTCAGCAACATTCGAATTTTCATTAAAAATGATTCAAAACATATTAGGTGATGTGGGAGAGGAGCATATCAAGTTGGATAATAAAGTAATGAGAAATTTATCAAAACATATATTAGTAGATAAAAATTAAAGAGTAGTAAAAGATATTGAATATATTTTATAAAGATATAATATATTCTAATACTAATGAGTGATGAAACTGGTATATTCCAACCTTTAGAAATATTGGAGAAACGACCTAATCCGATTCCATTTGAAAAAATAAAAATAAATATAAATAATGAAGAAAAAGAAGAAATGGAAGAAATGGAAGAAACAAAGAATGAGAAGATAAAAGAGGAAATAGAAGAAATAGATGAAATAAAAGAAAATGAACCATTACATGTAAAAATAGTAGATCATCGAAGAAAAAGATTAATAGATAGAAATGCAATATTGAATAGAATAAAATCAAATTTTGAAGTAAATATAGTAGACAATGTAAATCGAGAAAAGGAAGTGCCAGTAATGAAGCCAGTTCGTGAAATCGAGATAGCGAAACCAGTGGAACAAGAATCTGAAAAAGAAATAGAAGAAGAGAATGCAGTAGAAGAAGAGAAGGCAGTGGAAGAAGAGAAGGCAGTAGAAGAAGAGAAGGCAGTAGAAGAAGAGAAGGTAGTAGAAGAAGAAAAGACAATGCCAATAATAAATAAAAAAGGTAAACGAATAAGAATAAAGCCAGTCGAAAAAGAAGAAGCAGTAGATGTAAATTTAAACGAAGCAGTAATAAGAACTCAAAAAGTGATAGATAGATTACCAGGAGAACGTGAAAAAATAATAGTAAAGGCACCGAGTTATTATATGAATAACCGAAAAATATTTATTCAGAAGTTAACCGAATTATTCAGACCACATAAAAAGGAAATATTAAATATAGAAGATAAAGTGTCATGTGATAATCGTTCACAGAGTGATGTATTTAATTTATTAACACATCAAAAGATAGTAAGAGATTATTTAAATTTATATACGCCATATAGAGGATTATTATTGTATCATGGTCTTGGATCGGGAAAAACATGTTCATCAATAGCAATAGCAGAAGGAATGAAGAGTAATAAAAAAGTATTTGTATTGACACCAGCATCGTTAAAAATGAATTTTTTTAGTGAAATAAAAAAATGTGGTGATGAAATCTATAAAAAGAACCAGTATTGGGAATTTATAAGTATAGAAGGAACAGATTATGTAAATGTATTATCAAAAGCGTTATCATTATCGACGAAATACATCAAAGAAAAGAGAGGTGCATGGTTAGTAAATGTAAACAAGGAATCAAATTACGAATCATTAAATAGTGAGGATAAGGAATCCTTGGACGAACAATTAAATGAAATGATTCGAAATAAGTATACAGATATTAATTATAATGGAATGAACGAATCGAAGATGAAGGTATTAACGGGAAATGGAAGTAAAAATCCGTTTGACAATGCAGTATTGATAATAGATGAAGCACATAATTTCGTAAGTCGAATAGTAAATAAGGTGAAAGGAAATGATAAGAAATCAATATCATATCGATTATATAATTATATAATGAGTGCAACAAATGCGAAAGTAGTATTATTAACAGGAACACCAATAATAAATTATCCAAATGAAATAGGAATATTATATAATCTTTTACGTGGTTTTATAAATTCTTGGACTATACCATTAAAATGGGAGAATAAAGGAAAATTAAATATGGATACAATCTTAAACTGGTTTGATGAAGAGAATTTAAAAACATATGATAGTATGGAATATAGTGATAATAAATTAACAATAACACGAAATCCATTTGGATTTATAAACACAAAGAAGCGTGGAGTAGCAAAAGGAACGAAGCGAATACAACAAGATAAACAAAATAAAACGAAGAAAAATAAGGTGCAAGAAGGAGGTGCAGGAGAAGTATTTGAAAAATATAATGGTGTAAAATTAGACGATTCGGGAAATATAACAGATATAGATTTTATAGAAAAGGTAATAAGTATATTGAAGAAGAAGGGAGTATCGGTAATGGAAGGACAAGTAAAACAAACGAGTCATAAAGCATTACCAGATAATGCGAAAGAGTTTTTGGGAACATTTATAGATGAAGATGGTAATATGAAAAATATAAATGTATTTAAACGGCGAATATTGGGATTAACATCATATTTCCGAAGTGCTCAAGAAGAGTTATTACCAAGATATATATTAAATGATGAAGGAAATACTTACCATATAGAGAAAACAGAAATGACAGAACATCAATTTGGAATATATGAAAAGATACGTAAGCTGGAATTAGATAAAGAAGAGAGATTAAAGAAAATGAGAATGCAACAACAGAATAAAGTAGGTGAAGAATTATTTACAATAAAATCGACATATAAGATATTTTCTCGAACAGCTTGTAATTTTACATTTCCAGCAGGAATAGAAAGACCAATACCAACGATGAGAGAAGGAGAAGATGCGACAGAAGAAGTAGTAGATGTAGTGCCAGAAAATACAATAGGTATAGATATGGAAGAAAAGGAAGAAACGGAAGAAAAAAATATATCAGATAACGAAGAAGCGAATTATGCAAGAAGAATAGAAGCAGCATTAAAGGCGTTAGATGCAAATAAGGAAGGAACGAATATGAAAGAATATTTAAATAAGGAAGATTTATATACATGTAGTCCAAAGTTCGCAAAAGTATTAGAGAATATAAATAACCCAGATAATGATGGATTGCACTTAATATATAGTCATTTCAGAACGATGGAAGGAATAGGAATATTACGTATGATATTATTAGCGAATGGATATGGAGAATTTAAAATAAAACGAAATGATAATTCCTGGGAATTGGTAGAAAAGGAAGAGGAAAAAGGAAAACCGAAATTTGTGTTGTATACGGGAACGGAAACAGCAGAAGAGAAGGAGATAATAAGAAATGTATATAATGGTATGTGGGAGTATGTGCCAACATCAATAACAAATAGATTAAAGGAAATAGGTGAAAATAATAATTTTGGTGATATAATAAAAGTATTAATGATAACATCTTCGGGTGCAGAAGGTATAAATTTACGAAATACCCGTTTTGTTCATATAGTAGAGCCATATTGGCATATGGTGCGTCCAGAACAAGTAATAGGTCGTGCAAGAAGAATATGTAGTCATCAAGATTTACCAGAAGAGTTGAGAACAATAAAGGTATATTTATATTTATCAGTATTAACTAAAAAACAAAAGACAGACGATAAGCATATAACTTTAAATTTACGGGATGGAGGATTTACAACGGATGAAATGATATATTATGCAGCAGTAAGGAAACAAAAAATAAATAATCAATTATTAATGGCAGTAAAAGAATCAGCAGTAGATTGTAATTTATATTCGGGAACAAGTAAAAAAGACGAGGAAGCAATGGTATGTTATGGATTTGGTAAGGTAGAGTCAAATCAATATTCATCATATCCATCATTTGAGAGAGATTTACAAGATAAAGGAGGGTTAGATGTAAAGAAAGTAAGATGGGAAGGTGTAGAAATCAAAGAAAATAATGAAACTTATGTATTAAATCCAAATACAAATGACGTATATTATTATGATAGTTATAAGAATGCTTTGGAATTAGGAACAGAACTATTGTTATATGGAAAATTAGTAAAAGTAAAAGGAAAGGCACATATAGAAAAAGTGAAAAACTAAAAATATAATATCGAATATAATATTCAATATTATAATAATTTTTTAGGGGTAGTATAACCAACATATAATCCAACCATAGCACCTAAATATCCCCCATTATTCAAAAAGTCTTTAATATTAGGTCTATGATTTAATCCATTATATACATGTTTCCCAATTTTGTAGGTAAGACTACCAATGATAAATCCATAAAATCCTATACGTAATGTATTACAAAAAGGTTTTATTTGCATATATGTTTATTAAATAAATTAATATTATTTAATAAAATAAATTAAAATCGACGGCGTTGGATAGGAATACCTTCTAATTTATACCATAAGTTATCATCATCATCAATACAATTACAGCAATGTCTATCATCGAATTCTAAACACACTTTTGGCTTTACTGTTTGTTGGGTATTAGGGTCAATGTATGAGTTAATTTTTTGGGCTTTAATTAATTTTTTGTTAACGATTTGGGTATTATCGTCACAAGTATATGGGGTAGTTCCAGCCTCATCTGTATATACACTAACAGCAACTCCAGAGTATAACCCTGTTTGGAATAACGCTTTAGTATCAGTATTTAATTGAGTATAATTACTGGTATTTAATCGTGTAGTCATTTTATATATTAAATATACATATTATAATATAATAATTATAATATTACTTGAATTAGACTAATGGAATTTTCCTAAATAATTGAAAAGATGAATAATATTATAAAGTAATGATTACTAAATAATACTAAATAATACTAAATAATTAGAATTATACATTTATTCAAATAAAATATAAAAACAAACGCAGTCAACATAGTATAATTTATAATGAACGAAGCAAATAATGTCCTGACCATAAAAACTGTTCAAATTCAACCAATTCGTAATATGATAACAGCAGTAAAAGATATACTAACCGATGCAACAATAACGTTTACAAAAGATGGAATGAAAATAATCAACTTTGATAAAACTCATACAATTTTGGTAAATGTGGCATTACAATCGCATAAATTTGAACATTATAAATGTGAACCAGAAAAAATAATAGTATGTGCAAATACTTTACATTTATTTAAGGTAATATCAACGATGTCAAATGATGATACATTATCAATGTATATAGACAAAGATGATTATAATGATGGTATAGTATCGCATTTGGGTCTTCAGTATGATAATGGTGATATTAAACAATGTTATAGTCAGAAATTGAGATTGATTGAGCCAGATATGGAAGAATTGGTAGTTCCAGATGTAGAATATTCCACTGTAATTAATTTACCAACAACAGATTTCCAAAAAATAATTCGTGATTTGAATGGAATTTCAGACCGAATTGAAATAAAATCAGTAGGAAATGACTTGGTATTTTCATGTGATGGCAATTTTGCAAGTTCTCGTATATTTAGGTCGGAATCAGATGGTAATATGGAATTTTTACAAAAGTCGGATGCATCTGTCGTAATTCAAGGAGAATTTTCATTAAAAAGTTTGAGTCATTTTATAAAGTGCACACCTTTGTGTAGTCATTTAGAAATGTATCTTGGAAACGATTTACCATTAATAGTAAAATATGATGTAGCATCATTGGGAATGATTAAATTATGTCTTGCTCAATTACCTCCTTCATAAATAAATAAATTATAAATTATATAAAAAAATAATATTCGTTAGTGTATATGTTAGCCTATCTGTCATTTTTATATAATTCGTTTGAAAAAATGTTATTTCAACTAACAGATAATGATGATGAAGATTATTATGTTAGTGGGGATGAAGAAAGTGATGTAGAAACCGATGAAGAAGATATTACGAATGTAGGTGTATGTGATAGTGAACAAACAACAATTGCAGATACGGATAGTGATAGTGAAATGGAAATGGAAGTAAGTAGCACAGAAAGTGAATTAGAGAGTGATAACGAATTAGAACAAGAACCAGAAGAAAATTATTGTTATGTTAGAAAATTAATTATTCATGACGATGAGTCTTTGGATGAAGAATTTGTAAAAGTGGAAAAAGATACAATAGCCCAGGATAATGTAAAGCCTATATTAGAAAACTTACCAAAAATGCATAGTCGTCCATTAGTCCAACGGAAAATAGTTTATGACCCTGATGGTGAAACTATCTGGCAGGAAGAACAACTAATTATAGAAAATAGTCCAAAGAATAGTGATAATACAGATAATACAATAGATAATAATAGTCCTGTATCAAAAAATGTTTTTCAATCGATGAATGTGTATAACGATAATGAATTACGTAAACGAAATACACAAATTATAGATAGTATGGTATAAAGAAATTATATAGATATATTGTATATAATTTCATATGGATAGCCCATTAATAAATAATAAACCCAATGATAAATTACAAATGAAGGAGTTAGTAAAAACAATGTATGTAGGTGTAATTTCAATATCATATATGACTTTTATGATATTAATATATTTGAATATTCGTAATATGTCAAATAATATGGATAGAATGATGGATATACTTGATATGTTAAATAGTTTAAATAACGCAACTATAATTGAAAATTCAAAACAAGATTTATCTTTAATAAAAGATTGTGTAATGAATAAATATTGTAAAAGAGTGCCAGATTGAAAAATAATAATTTATTTACTTTCATTTTTTTCTAATTCTTCAATTAAATCATTTATATCAATATCATGTGTTTGTGTTAAATCGAATTGTTCCTCTAAAGGTGGAAATAATTCTAAATTATTAGAATTAGACATAGATAGTTTATTATTAGGTGGTGGTAGTTTAATTGGAGTAAAACCAACGGGTGGTTTATTAATAATAATATCGCCTTTTTTTTTTGGACTAACGACAAAATCTACGGGCGAATCATATCGAATAGGAATATTTTTACGTCTGTCTCGTTTTATGCCATTTCTTTTATCTTGTCGTAATTTAGAACGTGCGGTTGCTTCTCCCTCACGCCATGTTGTATAAATATTGTTTATTTGGTCATTAGATACGCTTTCTAAATATTCGAGTGTATATTTTCTAAATGCAATAGCAAAACTTTTAGCAGGGAAGCTTAATTGTCTGTCATTTGTAATATATAAAAATTTAGGGTCATTTTCAGGGTTCATGTGCTTACGTTTTTTTGTTGAACGTATAGATTGAACAATATTTTCTGGTTTTTCAGGAGAATCAGATTTTTTTGGAGAATCAGATTTTTCAGGAGAACGTTTGCGTTTTTGAGTTTTACTATGGTCAATATTTTTACTCATAACAGCGTGTGCTTTTACTGCAGCTTTACGTTGTGAAACGCCTTCACCGATACCTCCTACTTTTTTAGAACAATTTATTTTTTTACAGGAACTTTTATTTTTTATAGTTTTCATTGGATATATATATATATATTAAATTATATTTAAAAAATTATCTAAATCTTTTGATTTTTTATTTTGGGATTTTTTGTCCCATTTTTAATATCGGAAGGTGTAAACACCATTTTTATATACCTATATAAAAATGTATTGATATAGGTATACACCCACCGAATGAATTCATATGAAAATAAAATTTACTTATATGACTGTAATGTAAATCGTGATATTGAAAATAATATAGGAGAAATTTCAATACCAGAATTTACTATGAAAGATATAATAATGATTGATGATAAATATAAAAAATATTATAAAGACCTAAACTTTGAATGTATTTTTTTGGTGCTAACCGTGCCATTTTAAATCTTCAAAGGTGTATACGGCAAACTTATCTATTTAACGAAGTAGAATTAGGCATAAATGAATTATATATGGAGCACATGCATAATATTGAAATGCTAATAATAATAATGAATGAATATAATACGTTTCAGTATATGTTTGCATCAAACGATAAATTAACAACAGAAGAACGGGTAAATAGATATATGCATATTAGAACAAAACGAATACAAATGTATTTTGAAGAAATATCACCAAGAATAGAAAAAGGAAAAGAAATTTTTGTATCATTAATAGACTTGTACGATGAGATGATATCTATTTCAAGATAATAACGCAACAATATGAAGCGTTCGAATGTCCACTATACTATGGTGCTTTATATGATGTTGTAAAAAAACATATATGCACATGTTTTTAAATTTTGTTTTTTTTCTGTTTGTATTTACTTATTGAAAATAGTTATCAATCATGAATTTCTGAAAAGCATAGTGGTTAAACATAAGTATGTTTGAATATTGCTTATATTTTCCTTCAATAATTGACAACTTATCAACTAAATCAGTATCTATAAGCAATATAAGAATTTCTTCAGACCTATTTTTATGGTTTACCCACCAGTCTGCAAGAGTATCTATTTCCTCAAAGACATTATCTTGATGACCACCTGTTTTCATGGTTACCTTTGCAGATATAAATCCTGTAATTTTTCCAGATATCTGTGCATCAAACGATTTAAGACACATATCCTTTTTAATATCATATTGCTTCATATCCTTAGGTGTAAGAATACGTTCATTTTCCTTATGGGCACGCAATGCAGTAGATGGTAAGTCTTTTATATTAATTCCACATAACTGTGCGATTTCATTACATGCACTGAGTTGTAATTTCTCATCTAACGCACCTTGTCTGGAAGCTTTTATAGATAATCTACCTGCCGCCAGTTGAGCATATTCTTTATCATTGCAACATTTGTTCCAAAATAAATCGAAACTTCCATAACCAGGATTATAATATTCTCGTTCAGCAAGAACACGGGTTAGTTCCTCATCGTTAATTTGTTCATGAAATTTTTTTTGATTGTTTTCTTGAATACAATTATAAACGCCCTTGTTGTTATAAAACTGACGATTTTTCCTGATTTCTTTAAAATCATATTCTGTTGGTTCCGGGGTTAAATTATTCATTTTATTATATAGTTATCTTCTTTGAAAGTTATGCATATTATAAACCACTTATAGTTAGGTCAGTTTTATGTAAATTCGAGGGTAATTTACTCAACCAATCCGAGTCGAGAACATTATTTCACCCAATGTATAATTTAAAAATTTATATATTCAAATAAAGTATGAAGCCGAAATATAAGAATTTAGCAATGTTAATTTATTTTAGTAAAATGCAGAGAAATATGTTTAAAGCGAAAGACAAACAAACTAAGTCGATTATGCCATATATACCACCAAAAAAACATATTGTTGCGTATACGCTTCCAAAATAAAGAAAAAAATTGATATAAAATTAAAATAATAGTATAATTATAAGTAAGTCTAATGTCAATAAATACACAAACCGTAGGATTAAAAAGAAATACCATAGATAAGTATTATACGAATCCGTCTGTGGTATCAAAATGTATTAGGCAAATAAAACAATATATCAATATAGAACATAACGATTTAATTATTGAACCAAGTGCGGGAAACGGTTCGTTTATAAATGAATTGCAAACTCTTTCAACGAATTGTTTGTTTTACGATTTGGAACCAGAACATTTAAGTATTGATAAGCAAGACTATTTATTATTAGATACAGCACCAATATCTAATATATATCCAAAAATTCATATTGTAGGAAATCCGCCGTTTGGTCGTCAATCGTCAATGGCTATAAAATTTATAAAAAAATCAACACTATTTTGTAATTCTATTTCATTTATTTTACCAAAAAGTTTTAAAAAAGATAGTATGCAAAAACACTTTCCATTGGACTTTCATTTGATTTTTGAAGAAGACGTAGAAGAGAATGGATTCTTGGTAGACGGTAATGTATACGATGTCCATTGTGTATTTCAAATATGGGAAAAAAAGGAAGTCAAAAGAGAAAAAGAAGAAAAACTGATACCAAATGGCTTTCAATTTGTAAAGAAATATGAAAATCCAGATATAGCATTTCGTAGAGTAGGTGTATATGCAGGAAATGTTTATAAAGATATTTCTACCAAATCAGAACAATCTCATTATTTTATCAAGTTTGATAAAAAAATACCAGAATCTACATTTGAAGAATTAAATGCCATAGTGTTTGCATCAAGAGACAACACAGTAGGACCAAGGTCAATTTCAAAACCAGAATTAATGGAACAATATAATACAATTGTTTTAGAATAAACTATAATTTTCTATACAGGTTTCGTGTGATATTTACATGTCTTTTTTTTTACCACCGGTTTCTATGTTGAGAGTCATTTTTTCCAATTTAGATATGGTTTCATTTAATGCATCGGATATAACATCATCGCTTTGTTTACTTTTTACTAAGGGTGATACCTTTTTATCTGGAGTGGCAACTGATTCTAATTTAGATATGGTGTCATTTAATACATCGGATATAACATCAATGCTTTGTTTACTTTTTACTAAGGGTGATACCTTTTTATCTGGAGTGGCAACTGATTCTAATTTAGATATGGTTTCATTTAATGCATCGGATATAACATCATCGCTTTGTTTACTTTTTACTAAGGGTGATACCTTTTTATCTGGAGTAGCAACTGATTCTAATTTAGATATGGTGTCATTTAATACATCGGATATTTCTTTTACGTCATTTTTCATATTAAGTATAGATTGAATAATCTTGTCATCAATCGGTTTTTCGGATTCGTTGTTCAACTTATTAATAGTATCGATAATATTTGCCTTTTTCTTTTCTACTAAAGATACCACTGCATTTTGTAGATTATTACCTTTCAACCTGGAATAAGGTATATAATCGGGGTCTTTTTTATCTTGTGCCTGAAGTATTTTAACTTTTTCTCTATTTGTAAATTTTCGTGTAGTTTTTTTGGGAACAATAGTTTGTTGTTTTTTTGTTTTGTTTCTTGCTCTAACAATACTTTTAATAGATAATGTGATTTCTTTATTTCGAACCAAATTTGGTTTATCAGAAGGAGATTTATATTTAATACAATGAGGCAAATCTCTTTCAATATGTGAAATTTTAAACGAAGTTTGCACTCTGCGTTGTTTACCGCTGTCTACTTTTGGATGTATGGTAGCCTTTATCTCATTGTCTTTTTCTAACCGTCTTGCTTCTTTTTTATAGTCGAAATTACGTCCCTCTTTTTTAATAATTTTAATGTATTCTTCCAATTGTTCTTTTTTAATGTTATTAAATAAATATGTATTCATTTCCTTTGTGTAATCTATTTCGTAAACACAAGTAATAGTCTTTGTATCCCCATTTTGCCTATATTTTACAATCATCATTGTGTGAGTTTGTCTAAAGTCATATCCAAATACATAACGGATAATATCTCCACAATAAACTGTATCGCATGATGTGGCTTTAATTGAGATATTTTCGGTTGTTCCAAGTTCTTCAGAAGAAATATCATGAACATTGGTATCATTTTTGTTTTTCTTTAGATTAAATACTTTTTCACGAATATCATTTTCCCAAACAAATCCATGTCCTTGTGATTGTGTAAATTCATTACATACTTCTTTTGAGGTAATTTCATTATTAACTTCTGTTGCTGAAATTTTTTCAACAGGATTTGACATTATATAATATATAATATATAATAATAAATTTATTCAATTTTACAAATGTTATGGTAATGGTGAATCTACAATACCAAAGCGTAATCAGTGTAAATATATATAAATATATATAAATATATTATAATTTAAAAAGAAAAGAATATATTAAATTATATTAATGCCGAATGATTGTAAAAATGATTTAACAATTATTTCCACATGTGAAAAGGATATTATAGAAATTTTGAAAGAACTACGAAATGAAATACCGAATATAGAAATAAAACAAAATAGAAAATTAGGTATAAGAGTTAGTTTTAAAACTGCTTGGAAACCACTTTTTCAATTTACTGAAACACTTACTAATCAATATCCATCAATATGGATAAAAAATGAATGGAATATTGAAGATGGGACTTCGGGGGTTTTTATGGGTAAAAAAAATAATATTAAATATATGGATTGGCAAGACCTTTCTATAGAAGATGAAAACTTTTTCTTTGCTTGATACTACTTTTACTTAAATAAACATTTTATAAAATTATCTTTATAAGTTTTTTGATTTTTTTCACAAAGCTCATTATATGCGTCAATATTAATTACTTTGGGTTTTCTGGTTTGATGGTTTATAATATTATCGTATACGTCGTTATTTGGTATAATTTCTTTCATAAATTCACAAAATTTATCGGAGTCATTATCTTTATAGAAACTAATATGTCTATTTCCTCTTGCAGAATTCATCCCCGAAATAATTGGCATTTGATTACCAAGTCTATCTTTATCAAGTTTTCCATCCCAATTACTACTGTTAGGAATAATGTGTTCAAGATTAAATTGGTTTTCTAACATATTAATTGGCATATGTTCTTTATAATAATAAAACATTAATGTTTTTTCCCAAAATTGTATTCGCCTCCGTTTATCTTTGTTGATTTTTGTATTTTCATTATCTGAAAATCTTTCATATGGATTATTATTTTCCCAACATAGATGGTCGATTAATTCTTCAAATACGTTTGATGTGCATGTGATACTCAAACTTTCGGGGTTAGCTAAATATTTTTTTGAAATACTATCAATATAAGCCCCACCAGCTTCATACATAATTGAGTCATGAAACTTAAAATAATTTCTTTTATTTTTATCAGATATATCACTTATCATAAAATGAAATAAAATACATTTTTCAATAATATTTTTAATAATATTTTTATCTATTTTTTGTTTATAAAATCCAATTATACTACATAAAATCACATATAAAGTATTTTTTTTAAAGGAATCCAGTTTTTTTACACATGAATTATTAAATAATGTTAATGTAAGATTTAACTTGTTTGTGAATATAGTTTGGATAGCTTCGTTTAAAACTTCACAAGAATAATTAATATAATCTATAAAATTATTAATATTATTTGTTGTATATGTGTTTTCAAGACCATATAAAGCCTTATATAATTTAAAGAATAGAGATAATCCGTTATGGTCGGTCTTTTCAATAAAATTATAAGTTTTATTAATATGATTTTGAAAACCAACAATAAAATCATATGCATTAATGTTTTCGGTATCTTTGTTATAATTATAACAAGTTAATGCCTCTTCTTGTGATTTTTCATTATAATATTCACTAACTGCAAGTAGTATATGTGATGCAGTAATAGGGTCATTAATTTTAAAATTTATTTCACGATATAAACGAACTGCTAATAATTCAATTTCTGTTAATTTACTATCAAATTTATTGATATCTTCAAACGTTTTACATAATTCATCATTGGTATATTTTTCAAATAAGTTGACATTAATCTTAATGTAGCTGTCAAAATTATTATTATTAATTTTTAAATTATTTTGTATTTCTTGAATTATATCATCAATTATAACATTTTTATATTGTATATGAGAATATAACTTAGATTTTCCCATTGTTTCAAAATATCTATCGGGTGATCTAATAGATATGATATCGTTGTATGAACTGTTATAAAATATATCTTTTATTTCTTGTATAATGGTCTTATCCACATCATCAACTTCGTTTAATACATTAAATAAATCATTCAAATAATCTGGAAATATAGTAAATGGTTTATTCATATAATGCATAATTGCATTTATTCTATTATTACCATCAATATTTGAAAAATAAAGTTGCCTATCATTTGTAAATTCACCAAATGTAATAGCATGAACACTATTATGTGTGCTATATAAAAATATTATATAATCTTGTATATTCGGATTTTTTTCTTTTTTACGAATAATATCCCATTTTTTTTTTCTTTGATATTTCGGTTTGTGAATAAATTCATTCTCAACTTTATTGAGAAGTTCACGCACAGTCCATTGTTCATTCTTAATTCTTTTATCCGTCATTATTACGAATTATATTATATATGACGGACAATTGTTATATTCATTTGCAATCAATTTTATCTGTCATTAATACGAATTATACAATATTTGACGGATAAAAATATCTACGATTTAATCTAAATAGTAGATAATAAAAATAGATACCTATATAAAGTATATGTTAGGAGCTATAGATAACCGAAAATACAAAGAAAAATCAAAAAAGAAATCATTTTGTGAATGGTTCATAATAATGTGGAAGAAATGTTATAAAAAGGAGGTAGAAGAATCAAATTAAATAACAACCGATTTGGTATTAGACGTGATAACGGAACCAATAACATCGGTTTTAACAAGATTACGGATAAAAGTATAAATAATAGGAACGTTTTTGGAAGATTTAGCTTTAGATTTGGATTTACATAAAACAGCAGCTTGCATAACAATTTTATGGAGTTGTTTTTTATTTAGATTTTCATCAGCAATATGAGCAATAACATGAGAAGATGATTCTCCATCAACATGAAACCATAGGTCGTCATCATGTGCATTGGTAATAATATCAAAATTATTATTAGCGTTTTTGCCAAGAGAAAACGAAATCTCTTTATTTATTGAAGGTATGAAAATAGAAGTCATTTCAAAAAGTATATATAATATGAATAGGTATAATAGTAAAAATCAATTTTATTGTCATTGTAAATATAAAGAATTTATCTTTATATTTACGAAATTAAAATTCAGGTTCATGTTTTTTAAACAAACAACCATTAACAGATAAATTTTGTATATTAACAATTTCATTAGGGTCTTGTAAAGTAGATATATTTAACCAAATTTTAATAATACAAAAATTTTTTTTAGGAGAAATAGTAATGCCATTAACATGTTTATTATTTTTAGAATTAACACATAAAGTGTCTCCACACATTAAACAAAACAACTTTTTCCAGACATCTACAACAAATTTATTTCCAACTTTATAGGAAAAGCAACCCCCCTCTCTATTTTGCGGGTCTTCCCACATGGGTGTAATACCATTACGCATGATAAACATCATACAATTTTTAATAACATTATCATGAATAGTATCATTCAACTTAATAATGGTCTCAACATTATTAATACCCTTATGGATAGTGCTATAACTATCTAAACTCCAGTTTTTATCGTGTGGTAAATGGTAATACATATCCCATTTATCATTCAAATTATGTAGGTGGGTCGGAACACTCATCGTATCCATCGTGAGAAACCCTTATATTATAGTGCGATAAATCTTTATATCATTTAACAATTTTTAATGGTGTAGCCGTTATTGGTTAATAATATATATTTATTAGAATCAATAGAAACTTCTTCAAAATTATCATCAGTCATTTCAATAATATAATGAGTATGAAAGTGAAAACTCGAATCCATAATAGAATAATCAAACCATCGTTTAATAAATGCACATGATAAAATTTCATTACCAGAAATAAAAAGGGATTTGGGAAGGTCTAAATCCAATGAAAAATGATATTTATTATCAGTATACGTAATAGAAAAGAAAGGATTGGAAACGGGTTTAATATTTAAAATGGATTCGGATAAAGATTTTGAACATAATTTATAAATATAGTAATCATTAAATTTTATAATATATAATTCTTTTAAATTAATACTGGAAGGAGTAGATGCAGAATTATTATATTTTCTTAATTCAATTTCAAAAACCTTTTTCATCATTTCTCGATTTGTATTATAAGAAATAGTATTATAATCCTCAATTAATGCAAAATCGCTAAACGAACCATCTAAATTGTAGTGCTTATCGTAGATAATAACTCTATTATACCAATTTTGTTCACATGGTTCTATCAAATAATTATTCATATATGAATGCAAATATGCATACGAATAATGTAATAAATTCATAGAATTATGCATAAAAACGTTATTTTTATATAATGTATTAGTATGTGTTTTAATATAGGTAATTAAATTGATATATTTGTTAAACATACTCATACCAATATCTTGATAATGTATAGAAGACAAATTCCAATGTTGTTTTAATATAAATAATAGAAATCCAACAGAAGCAAATAAGTAATTATACATTTTTATAATAATATACAGGATTATTTATATAATTTTTATTATATAAATATTTATAAATAAATTTAAATATCTAAAGAAATAACATTCTTTTCAGAGGTATTTCGTTTTCTATTAGACTTTTTTGGAATATTGGTATTTTGTAATTCCTTTAATGAACTAACTGAAACCATAGAATCATTTCCGGTATTAGGTTGTATATTTATATTTTTTGTTTTTAATCCAGATAAAATGTCATCAATGTCGTTTGATTGTGGTCCTTTCATTTCGGGTCTGGGAACTGGACGCATAGATTTTGGGGCTTCATTTGCATTAGTTTGATTATTTAATTCAACGCCAGATTCTTTAAAAAATGAACCGCGACTTGCACTAATATCAGGCCTATTGCCAGGTGTTTCTGTGTAAGTCATACCAGGACGCTGTGGTGGTGGGTGTTCTTGTGTTTTAACTGGTGCGGGTGGTGGGGGTCCACGTGGATTAGGATTACCCATCATATTGTTAGCCATGTTAAAAGCCGGAGATTGTTGACTCATACTATTAACAGTAGCATCTGTAAACATTTTCATTAATTCTGGACTCTGTTTAATAACATCATCAAATCCAGGCGTAGCAGAAGATAACGCTTTATTTGAAAAATTTAATACTGCTGCACTAAACCCAACACGTAAGAGTAATGATAATTCTGGTGCCATCTTACCACCTTTATATTTATCATGTAATTCTGCAAAAATATCTTCATAGCTTTCAATATCTTCATTAATTTGTTCACCCCAACCATCTAAATTTAAACCAAAGGGGTCAAACACTGCATTTGCATATTCCATAGAATTAATTGCAGTCATAAACCACCAACCTTGTAATTTAATGGAATCTTTTTGTCTTTTTTCATCCATAATTGTTTCATATTCATCTTCAACTTCGTCAAACGATGTATCCATGTTTAAAGTAGAATTCTGTTTCACTTGACCTTTTTCATACCATTCTTCCATCTTCTTCAACATCATTCTTTTTTTTCTACGAGCTTCTCTACTATTCAGTTGAGGTGCGGGTGCAGCTCTTGGAACTTCATTCATTTTTGCGTATCCATCCCAGGTTTTAGTGGTTCCAATACTTTCTCGTGTAGCAGCACCAAGATTAGCATCATTTTCTTCATTTATATGCGGAATTTCAGGTTCAATTTGCACATCTGATTTAGAAAATCCACCAATACCAAATAAATTTGAAGCCATACCACCTAATGATTTAGTATCACCGCTACTTCCACCACCAGTAGAAGAAGCAGTTCCAGATAAGGTATTTAATTCACTTTCCAAATCATCTAATTCTCCTAAATCAACTTTAATATTATCACCAGAAGTATTACGTTTTTTACCATTCATTAACAATTCGAGACCACTCCCAAAATTTACTTTAGGTGCAGAATCATTCATATTGATAGAAATCGGTTCTAAATTATCAGCTCCAATATCAATTACGTCCATTATGATATTTATACAATTTTTATTTTTAAATCATCCGCATAATATATTATATTTCGTTGTTTAAAATACCATAATCCTTGTAAAAAAGAATCAGCTAAATCGTCTTTTTTCTTTGTTAACATATGTTCTTTCCAATTATGATAATGTTCATTTGAATTTAAAATGGAATTACAAAAATAAATACCGTCTTTTTTATTTTCTTTATAATTAGGATTATTTTTAGGTTTATATGAATTTGTTTTAGTAGTTTCTTTATTTTCAATAATTTCATTTTTGAATTCAACATCATTAAATTGTTTTAACTTATTTGCAGAAGAAACAAAACAAATATCTATGTTCTCGTTTATCATTATAAAGTATTGGGCTAACATACCTTGAATAGTCTTCATTCTATTTGCAATTGGTGAAATTTGGTTTTCAATAACTACATGAGTAATTTCTGTCATATCCGATAACTCATTTAAACAACGTTTCATATTTCTACCAACTTCTACTAAATCTATTTCACTTGCAGACTTTTTTTTAGAAGTTTCGAGAACCTGTAAACATTTTTCATTATAAAAGGCATCTAATTTATCAATAATTTCATCTTTTTTTAATTTTTTATTGTCGTTTGTTAAAAATAATAGATGACTATTACAGATGTTAGTTAATGTATCTACCTTTTGTTTTTTTAAAAAAGTTCTCGATGTTTTTTTAGTAGGAATCATAAAATGTTTATTACATTTTGCATGTTTTTCACAAAAATATTTTTGATTTTTACTATATTTCGCTTTTTTTCCACATATTTTATCTGTTTGTTTTTTAGTTTTAGCAGGTATTATGCAATCGCATGTGAAATTATGCGGAGTTTCTTCATTCATTAAGTTGAGAACCCCCCATTGATTTATGTCTATTTTGTCATCATGTTGTGATAAAATACAAAAAGCCATATTTTTAATTCCAACATCAAAACTGATTACTTTCATTATATGTATATGAAATATAAAGTTTTTTATGTTTCATATTTATAATAATATATTATAATTTTCGTTGTTCTGGTTTTGGTTCGTTATGTCTTATTAAAATATCTTGTGTAATTACAGGTGAAACTTTTAAAGCTTGTAATTGTTCACGAGACATATATAAATTTTTTAAATCACTATTGGGTGTTCCTCTAACTTTTTTATTATCAGCGACAGAAGAAAATAATTTGGGTGTATTCATTTTCTCTGTTATATTATTATCTTGTATACTGGGAACATCAATTGGACGAGTATTATATCCAGTATCGTTTGAAGACGCTAAAAAATTGGTTTTCATAATATCATTTGCATTTTTGGTTAAATAACGACGATATTCCCAATTAGATTGAATTTTGTTATCTTCAATCAGTTTAGCGTTCTCGGTAGAATGAGGTTGCCATGCAGCAGTTATAGCACGTCCATCATGCATAATAGGAGGAACATTATGATATTTATTATTAGTGCTATATCCACGTTCAGATTGGGGAACAGTTTCCTTTACTTGAGGATATGCATTAACATAGGTTTGTAAGTTTGAGTAAATATTTGAAAACATTATAATATATATTTTATATTATAATAAGAGAATAGTTTTTGAAATTAATTAGTCATTTGATTTTAATAAACTAATCAGTTCTTTCTTTTTTAATGCACTTGGGTCAGATGATAGACCTTTTTCAATAACCAATGCCTTTAAAGAATATACATTCATTTTTTTATAAACAGCCCCTGTATTAACTGATGTTGGCGTAGAATTATCATTTTCTTCTAAATCATTTGTTTCATCCAGTTTACTTACTAAAATGTTTTCAATTTCATCAGTATTTAATTCAACTTGTTCCAAATTACCATCATCTGTTTCAACTTCATTATTAGGTGTTTCAATAGAATCTAAATTGTCATTTAAATTAACATTTACAACTTTTACATCTGCTTCTTCTTCTAAAATATTAGCAATATCACTATTATCATTATCCGAGCCAGGTTTCTCCTCGGAATCCGAGTCCGAATCAGATTCATCATCTGCATCCGAATCATCGTCGGTATCCTTATCAGAACCAGACTCCTCATCATCATCGGTATCCTTATCAGAACCAGACTCCTCATCATCATCGGTATCCTTATCAGAACCAGACTCCTCATCATCATTATCGGAGTCAGAATCCTCATCAGAACAAGAATCATTAGAATTTACTTCATTATCAATATAAGTTTCTTCTAATGTTAAATTATTATCTTCATCGTCGGATAAAGATACATTAATTTTTGAATGCGTTATATTCGGTTGCATTGGAGTCGGTGAAACATTAGATATAGCTCTAATGTTATTATTCACAGTAGTAATTTCTTGAGCTAAATTATTAATAATTTCAAACATAGTATTACCATTTTGTTCTAATTTATTTAATCTTTGTTTAAAATGATAAATTAGCATAATAAGAAGCACACACGATATACCTAAAGTAATAAAGAATACAGATTCTAACATACTGAACAATTTCATTATAATAGAATAACAATTTATAATCTATTAGTAAACGAATGTCTAAATTAGTTTCATAATTAATTAAATATTATAACTTGTTCATAAAAAAATAAGAATAATGTATATAAATAAATACAATTATGAATCGTTCATTTGAAACAAGTCAAACAATTGCACCAACTCCTATATTGCAAAATAATAATGTAAGTGAAGGAGGTATATTTAGTGGAAAAAATATACTAATTGGCGTATTAACTGGATTATTGATTTTATCCTTTTTAGGAATAAATTTACTATTGATTTTAGGAGATTGGATTCAAACAATTATAAGTATATTTGGTCCATTATTTACACAAATATTATCTGTATTTGGATATACAGCGGGAACCGTATTAGATAAAACCGAAGACGTGGCAACATCAGTTGCAAAAGCAGGAATAGATATAGCTGGAGGAACCGTTCAATCGGTTGCTGATTTATTAAAAAATTCAAGTGCAAATAATGTAGACCCACAAGCACGTTCAGAATTAGATAAATCATTAAATTCAAATAAAAGTAGAGAACGAACTTATACTGAACCAGAAGCAGATAACAGTCATAATCCCATTCAAAACCCAATTGCATCAGATAAAAATGCTTGGTGTTTAGTCGGAGAATATCAAGGAAAACGTGGTTGCATTGAAGTAGATAATGAAGCAAAATGTATGTCGGGTCAGGTATTTCCTACACAGCAAATGTGTTTAAATCCCACAAAAACAGTATTTATGCATAGTCATGCAATGTAATTTTTGCAATAAAATAATATAAATAATGAGATTTATATTATTGTATAAATAATGAATATATTATTCGCGTTAGAGTTATCAAATAATAAATGGTATTTACATGTATCTCAAAGTGATGATATAAATACAGTGTATATGGAATGTAAATTAATATCAAATTTTGTAAGAAATAATTTACCAGTTGTATCATATGAATTTATACAGATATATAACGATTATGATTTAGATAATTATATTAAAAAATACATGAGGAATTATGGTATAAATAATGTTAGAGGTGGGATATATACAGATATAATATTAAATGAAACTGACAATATGCTAATAAATAATAATCTTAAAGATAAATTAACTCCGATAAATGAAAAAATAACAATGATTAATACTATTGCTACAAAATATGAAAAAATAGAAGAATGGAATGAAAACGAAATAGAAAAAGAAATTAATCTAATAAATAGTAATATAAATTATTACAGAAACAGCATAAAATGTAGAAATAATATAAAAACAGCAAGAAACGGAGTAATATTTTCATATGATATTAAAAAAAGGTTGTCTTGGTTGCAAAATATGATTACTATGAATGCGAAACAATTATTAAATTATGGTCCAGAAAATAAACAACCTTTATGCACGGTATATGAATTAAAGGAATATCGTTATTTAATGTTAGAATTGGAAAACGTATATTATTTATATAATAAATATTTTAGCGATGAAATTTGTGGAAATATAGAGTATATTCCAAAAATTAATTTATATAGACCAGATGTATTATTAGACAATTTTTTTTGCCATAAAGGGAGGATTCCAGCTATACAACAATCATACGATGAAGCAATGGAACTATTAAACCCAATAGAACAAATGGTTTATACAATAATATGTAGACTACAAGAATATGAATTTGATATAAAAAACTGCGGTGATATGTATGAAGAAGAATGTGAATATAAATTAAAATATATCAATGAAAAAAGTCAATTATATAAAAATGTATAATTACATAGCATTTTTATTATCATGATGTAATTTGGCAATAACTGAAATATATTTATCATGTAGTTCATAGCGACAACCAATAACAGAAATGATTAATTTATCACCCTCTTTAATATTAGCAAAATGTTTGTCTGTAAAATGATGGTCTCGTGCAATAAATATAGAAACTGGAACAGAACCGGTATCATCTATAATTTCAGCATGAACACCAGCTTTAGTTATTGTTTTAGCATTGCAAGACATTTTCATACCTTCAACTGGATGACATATCATACATTCATAAACAGTTTGAAATTCAACATTTTCATTAATAACATTACCACTGGAATAAGTTAAAATTCTCACAGAATCAGGTTTAATAAACCCCTCTGGTATACATTTACCTTCAGTGTTAGATTGAATTGTTTTTTCTAAATTTTGTTTTATATTTTTACCAACTTCAGTAATAGATAAAATAACTTTTGAATTTAATACCGAGGGTATATATACATCGTATAATTTATCTTCTTGAATAGTCATCTTACTATAATAATATATAATAACTTTATGTTATTATCTATTAATTTAAATCAATTTTATTTATTAATAATCTGATTAGATAATGTTTGTGTAGCATCGAGAAACCATATTTTATTAGATTCTGCTTCATTAAAGAAACGTAAAATGCATTCTAATAGCACACATAAACCAGGTTTAAGTAATTTATCAAAGTCTTTATTCGTAGGTTGTTTCCAACCAATAATATTATGTGGATTTTCTTGTAATATCGGTATTAAACGTTTATGTATATCTGTTTTTCCTAATTTATCACATGTAGCTCCAGTATTATTTTTATCATGAGTAAGGTTTTTTACTTTAAAAGAAATATTATTTTTAAAATGATACATAAATCCAAAAATTTCGTTAATATTTTTAATGTTCATGGCAAACTTTTTAATAATTTGCGTTTTAAAATAAGTATAATTAGTTGGCTCGGCTTCAATCCACATTTGAGTTTCATCATTATAAATAAACAATATGGCTTTTTGATAAGAAGGTAATAATATTGACTTTTTATTATTTTCAGTCATGATATTTTTATCATAATACGATTTTATTAAGTTATAATAAGATATATCAATAGAATTCAATTTATATAAATTATTAACAATTTCCAAATGTTGTTTTAAATGTAATGTATCCAAATAATGATGGACAAATATTTTAAGTAATACTTCTTCGGATATATGATATTTTTTATTTAAGACGTCATAGATTAAACCAGCGTTTTTATACCAATCGTAATTAGAACTATCATTTAATTTATATTTATTTCGCATTTCAAGTAAATCGTTTTTATTAATACTATTTAATTGTGATTTATCATTATCCATATTTAATTTATTTTGTCTTTCCAAATTAACATTATCAATATTATTTTTTAATTTCTCAATTATAGATTCAAAAGAGTCATTATTAGTATCAGTTTTATTATTTTTTGTATCTGTTTCCAGTTGTTGATATTTATGGTTTTTAATTGTAGGTAATTCAATATCCAAATTGGAATGTTTTTTATCAACAAGAGAACTTCTTTCATATAACGAAGCATATTCATCAGTTATTTCAAATGGTTGAAATGCATAAATATCGTCCTTGTTAGTAAGATAACCATATCTACCATATTTATCAATAACATACTCACTTTTATTATTTACAAATAAAGATAATGCATAATCAATATGTTCAATCGGATATTTTCGAATAGCAAGAATAGAGTGAATTAAATCATCTCTTTTGTAGAAATGCTGTTCTTTATATAATTGTCTTATTCTTTGAACAATAACTGGATAATTAATCTTTGCAAATTGTTCATTATATGAACTGCTTTTTACTAATTTATCAGTATCTATATTTGCATTTGGATTGCATACATAATTGCACGAATCCATATAATCACATAATTCTGTGTATGGTTTATCGCCTATTTGATATTTTACAGTTTTATCATCTTCAAGTGATGATAACTGAATATTAAACTCTTGTCCATTCGATTGTTCGTTTAATTTTTCCAATGTTAAATTAGTTTGTCCAATATTTAATATACAATCGACTGCAGATTCTTTCAGAATGCGCGAAACCTTACCTATTTGAATTGCTTTACTTTCTGCATATCTATAAACATATAAATCAGAACATTCAATATCTTCATTCATATAACTACAATGTAAATATATCTCTACATTACGCTCTTCAAAAGGAAGATTGCAATGACTTAAATTACGGACAGTTCTACCAATAATTTGTTCAAATCTACTGGAATTATACCAAGGGTCCATTATATGTAATTGACGAATGTTTTTAAAATCTAATCCTTCTGCTGCAGCTTTAGTTATGAGAATGACTTTAACATTTTGTCCGTATTTATTATTAGATTCAGTAGCTATTTTTAAATCGGCCAAATTATTAGGTGAATAAAATTTATCTCCTGTTATCATCATATATTTTGCTGGAGTAAATTTACGTTCTTTATTTGAATAGTTTTCAAGATTTTCCATAGTATCATAGTCAACAGAATCAGTAGGTGGTCTTTTAAAAAGAGATTTTGTATAATTAGCGTGTCCTGTTCTCGAAAACCCCATTTCTTCTAATGCTAATGCCATAGGAACCACACCACTATTTAAATATTGTGAATAAATCATAATAATTCCTTTTGATTTTTTAATAATATTACAAATGTTCTCGATTTTCTTACTATATTTACCAATAAGGTCTGGAGAAAATATAGCCCCATATTTTTCTATGGTTTCGGGTTTATAATCAAATTTGTGTCTTAAAAGATAAGGTGTAGTGGTTTTTTCATGTGTCATTATATTTGTTAACCCATCAGTTCCTATCATAGATTTAATTATTTCACTTTCTTTTTCAATATTGTCTGCATCATTAATTACCAATTTATCATCATTATCAACGGGGGTATCCTGAATAGAATCAGCATTAAAATCAGAATTTGGATAAACAATATTTAATGCTTGAATTGGAGTAGATAATAAAGTATAACCAAAAGATTCCATGTTCTCGAAATCTGGTAAATTAATATTTTCACCTTTTAAATTCATACGATTATAATTTTTATTCTGCAAATTATTAATAATATAATTATAAACATCTTCTTGATAATGACCAATACTATTTACATACACAGGAATATGTTTTAAACCAGATTCAATCGGTTTTTTGTTCATTTGGGTTTTTGGATATGGGAAACCTTGTAAAGTATGACCTTTATCAAACATTTCAGGGTAAATACGGTATGGAAAAGTATATGGGTTCTCTCCTTTTAAATAAGAAACATATCCTGTTAATTTTCGCTTTAATAGTTCCTTTCCTCCTTCGATTACTCTACCGTCTTCAGTGGTTCTGGTCTGAATAAAATCACCATTTTTATCAAAAACATCTTCTTCTCTAATTAATGCTCGTTTATCCACGATATTTAATAAATTGGTTAACCATATAATTTCACGATAATTGTTATACATTGGAGTTGCTGATAATAATAATAACCGTAAGTTCTCTGCATATTTACATACATGCATTAACATCAATGAAACATTTTTATTTTTATTATTACTTTGAACAGAAGATATGTTATGCACCTCATCAATAATAATTAAACGATTATTAAATAATTTTTGGATTCTTTCAGTTTCAATAACTTTTTTATCTGCTAATGATAACCCAAGGTCATCATCTACCATAGTATGTTTTTTAATATAACTTGCAAATTCACCATAACCTTTAAATAAATAATTTTGATTAATAATCGCATTGATTTGTGCAATTATTTTCGTTTTTGATATATGTTGCAGTTGAACTGGATTTAATTCTTTTAATAGTTCATTTCCAATACATGTATTTAAATTCCAAACATCTCCTTCTAATTCTAATTTTCTTTCATCAAATAATTGTAAACGGAAATTGTTTTGAACATTTGGAGAAGCTACAATAATTATTTTTTGTATAGAACCTATATTTTTATTATAAGAACGCATTTCTTCCGCAATGCCAATAGCAGAACATGTTTTTCCAGTTCCTAATCCGTGATATAATAATAAACTATTATAAGGGGTTTGCACTGATAAAAAATTTTTAACAAACATTTGATGTGGCATTAATTCAAAATTCTTATTACACATTTTTTCAGCATGTTCCTTTACGCTATAAACTGTTCCGTCATATTGTGTATCATTAAATTCTTTTTTTTTAGCTATTTTAATATTAAAATTAGGGTCATCTAATTCAGGATACAAAAAATCGTAATCAGAATGTTTTTCTAAAAAGTCAGAATATGTTTTTTCGTTTTGAAGTAATTTTGTATGATATTCTTTTGAATCTACATTACCTGATAAAATACCAACTTTATCTTGTAGTTCCTGTAAAACTTTTTCAATTTCAATTGACACCTCTTCTTCTATATCTTGTTTATCTTCTTCAACAATCGGGACATTTTCATTTTTATCTTCTTGTTTTTCTGTAGGTTCTCTGTTATCATTATTTTCTTCAGTATTTGGTTCGGGTTCTCTATTGTCGATATTTTCTGTTCGAATTATCTCGGTTAATATAACATTGACTATAATTAATTCGTCATTGTTGCTTGCTCCTTTTAAAGATTCTACATTCGATTTATTTTTCACTTGATTCATTAAATTAGAATTCATATCTTTTAAGGTTTCACGAGTAAATTTTTTATTTTTTATACTTATAATTTTTTCGATATTTTCATTTAAAGTATTTATATTTTCTAACCATCTGGTATGTCTTACCCATGGAACAGTTAATTTAATTGATAAATCATTATTAGATAAATTAATATCTTGAGAACCCTTACATTTTCTATTAATACATCGAAAACCTTTTGGACATTTATTATTATTATCACACGGTTGATCATTATTACCACCTTTTAAACAAGGGCATAGTTTGCGAGTGCCACCACTTTTTGGTTTCATATATTTTTTCTTGGTACTCATTTTGTGATTAATTAAAATATAGATATATATTTTATACATATATTTCTTTAATTTACTGGGCATTAAAATATATCAAAGGAAATCGTTTTAATGTTTCATAAATATTTGTTAGTATTCTTTTTTTTTCTAAATTATAAGAACGGATTAATGTCATGCATTCATCATAATTTTTCCATTCCATTTTTCCAACTTCTGAACGTTGAAATTTTGTAGTGCATATGGTATCACAATGTTTCATATAAGATACATAATATTTATGTTTATACGATTTATAATTTGAACCTGTAAATATTTCTTCAAAAGGATAAATATTTTTTATATTATATAAATGTTTTTTTGAATAACCTGTTTCTTCAGTAAATTCACGAATTGCACAATCATAATCTTTTTCTTGAAAGTTGCGTCTCCCTTTTGGAAATCCCCATTCTTGTTCATTCCAATCGCTTTCACCATATGTTTCTTCAATAATAGAATCTAAATTATATGTAATATTATTAAAAGTTATTCCTTGTTTTAGTAAATAATATTTTTCCCTGGAGTTAGCTTCTTCATTTTTGTATTGTCCTGAAAGATTATTATTTCCCCATATTTTTATCCATAATTCTTGGAAATCCAAAGTTTTTAATAATTCCCTTTCTTCCATTGTCATTTGTAAAATCATATTTTTTATATAATCCTTGTTATATATCGAATATTTTCCTCGCATAAAATCTATAAATCCTAATGTATCTTTGCGTCGAATCATTAGAAATTGAATATTCTTTTCATATATTCTAAATGCTACTATTCCTACACTGGTAATTGGAATTTTGCACTGATTATATAAATGTCCTTTTTTTCCGCAGTTATTACAATATAAATCACTCATTATAAATAAAAAAGTTATCTATTAGATTAAAATCGAATATCTTTATATAATTATAATAAAATAAGCTATGTATTTTGATCCAAAAGTTTGGGGACCTCATTATTGGTTTTTTTTACATACTATAGCAGAATCTTATCCACAACACCCTAACGATGTTATTAAAAAGAAATACTATGATTTTATACAAAATTTACCCGTATTTATACCTGTAGGTGAAATGGGAAACTATTTTAGTGAATTATTAGACAAACATCCAGTTTCTCCTTATTTAGATAATCGGGATTCATTTGTCAAATGGATGCATTTTATGCATAATAAAGTTAATGCACATTTAGGTTATAAAGAAATTTCATTGCCTAAAGCATTAGAATCATATAGAGATGAATATAAATCAATTGTGGTAAGTATTGCTGAAGATATTGCAGAAGGCATTGCAGAAAAAGTTAGTTGGCGAAAGCATTATTTACATATTTTTTGTATGTTAGTATTATTAATTTTAATATTCATTTGGTATGAGTAAATTTTTTATTGCTTGTATTATATATATACAATCAATGAGTAATTGGTTAGATAGTTCAAATAATGCTAACTGTTATAAATCCATGTATGTCAATGGGTTTATTGATATTAGTGGAGGAAACATTCAAACCAGAAATGCTGATAATCATTTATTAATTGCTGGTGATAGTTCATTTAACAGTAATTTAAGTTTAGGAAAAGATTTAAGTATCGGTATTGAAAATCCACAATATGCCGTTGATATTAGTGGAACTGTAGATTTAAAGGATAATTTATTAATGCGTGGTGATATTAGTTTAAATAAAAATTTAGCTGCACAGAATGCAGGAACATTGGAAAATCATAATTATTCTGAAGCGTTTGATGATTATGATAATTTAATAATACGAACTGACCAAAGTGCAGCAGTGGATACTGCAAATGATGAGTTTACTACGCAATCGTTTTTAAACTATGTTCAAAAAACACATATTATATACCCAGGTGAAACCGGAGATGCATTCGGTGCATCAGTAGTAATAAGTGGCGATTATGCTATTATCGGGGCACCTTTCGAAGGCAGTAATTCAATAAATGACCCATCTAATAATACTAGCGCGTATTCAGGTGCAGCATATATTTTTAAAACCAATGATAGTGGAGAAACATGGACACAAATGGCATATTTAAAACCCTCAACTGTAGTTGCAAATGCCAGATTCGGTAGAGCAGTAGCGATAAGTGGCGATTATGCTATTGTCGGGGCATATGCTCATAATAGCGTCATTAATTCAGAAGGTGCAGCATATATTTTTAAAAGAGATAGTGGTGCAGAAACATGGGACCAAAAAGCATATTTAATGGCACAATCGCCTAGTCAATCCGACTATTTCGGTAGATCAGTAGCGATGGATGGCGATTATGTTATTATCGGGGCACCTTGGGAAGACAGTAATGATATAACTGACCAAACTATTAATCAGACAGTTGGTGAAGATGGTTATAACTCAGGTGCAGCATATATTTTTAAAAAAAATAGTGGTGCAGAAACATGGAGTCAACAGGCATTTTTAAAAGCAGATACTCCAAGTGAAACTGATTATTTCGGTCATTCAGTATCGATGAGTGGCGATTATGTTATAGTCGGGGCATATGGAGATGGTGGTAGTTCAGCAGATAAGTATGGAGCGGCATATATTTTTAAAAGAGATAGTGGTGCAGAAACATGGGCCCAAAAAGATTCTTTAACAGCATCGACTCCAGGTGCGCAGGATGCATTCGGCACTTCAGTATCGATTAATGGCGATTATGCTATTATCGGGGCACCTTCGGAAGAAAGTAATTCAATAAATGTTCCAGCTAATAATGGTTTACCTGACTCGGGTGCAGCATATATTTTTAAAAGAGATAGTGGTGCAGAAACATGGGGTCAAAAAGCCTATTTAAAAGCATCGACTCCAGGTGAAAGTTATGAATTCGGTCAGTCAGTATCGATTAATGGCGATTACGTGGTTGTTGGTGAAAGAAAAGAAAGCACCAGTGGTTATACCTCGGGTGCAGCATATATTTTTAAAAGAGATAGTGGTGCAGAAACATGGAGTCAACAGGCATTTTTAAAAGCACCGACTCCGACGGCATGGACCGAGTTCGGTACTTCTATGGCGATAACAGGAGATTATGCTATTATCGGGGACATTCGTTCGGTATATACGTATAAAGCCAATACAAATTATACATTATCTGCATCTACTACTGGAGCTAACAACATGGTTTTATCTGATGATGGTAATCGTTATGCCTATATTCATGGTTGGACTGGAGCTACCACTCAAGGTGCTGGAACTGGTGGAACATTGAAAGTCCGTAGTTATAATAATGGTTGGAGTGAAGATACCGTCAATGATTCGGGTAGTTTAAGTGTTTCTACTGGTAATGGTAGTAAAAATCTATATATTTCTGGTGATGGTAATGTTATTGTAACAGCACAGGTTGATAGTGAAAATTATGACAGTGCTACAGACAGCACTAATGGTAAAATATATATGTGGATTCGTAATAGTTCCACTAATCAGTGGGATAGAACCATCATAAATATAGATAACACCTTAATAACTGGAACACCAAGTGCCAAAAATTTTAATAATTGGATGACGGGCGGTTTTGGTGGTGTTGCTGTAAATTATGATGGGACACGAATCGCATTTTCTAACGCAGGAGTAAATGATGATAATAGTGGTGATGCATCTGATTTATTTGTGTTTGGTCGTTCAGGAACAACATTAACTTACCTTGGTGGAGTGCAAACAGCAGGCTGGGGGAAAATATGTAGATGTATATTTACAAAAGCGGGTGATAAATTGTTTGTAGGAAATTACACAGATAATGATGTTAAAATATACACAATTGATAGCAGCAGTATTTCATTAACAAAGACAATCACCACTTCTGGACATACCACCGCAGGACAACTCGGTATTAATGAAACGGGCACAAAAATGGTATATTTAAAAGATAACACCAATTTCACGGTAAGAACAACCAGTGATAATTGGGCAAATTCCACAGAAACCACAAAAACTTATCCCAGCAGCCGAGAATTTAATCATGTAGGTGGTGCAAGCAGCAACCAAAAAGATTTTTATGGAAGATGGTTAGATATGAGTCCAAATGGAAATACAATGATAGTATCTACAATAACGGGCGATAACAAACGAGGAAGAATAGGTGTATATGATATTTCGGATTTAAATAGTATAACAGAAGTGAAATATTTGGATGCAGAAGCGGGAACCGATAATAATGATTTTAAAGTAGGAAATAATGTAGTATGTAAGAACACACATTATGGATTTACAGCAAACGGTGAATCAACTGGAAATTGGAAATCATATAATGTATTTAAATCATATGACCCAACACCATCAGTAAATTATTACAATCAAGAATTTAAAGGCGGAAATTTATTTTTAAATGGAAATCTAACGATAGATGGAACATTAAGTGTAGGTGCAGTAAATGCAACGGGAAATACAATAACATATGATGCAGATACAACGATGAATAAGAGATTGTATGTGAATAATAGTGATTTATCATTAGATTTTATAACAAACGGTATTTTAGATATACGACAAATAACGTATAACATATCAGAACAAAGAGTTGATTTAACGGGTGCAGATAATTTTGGTTTCGCTTCAGAAATATCTGCAGATGGTAATTATATGATTATTGGAGAACATAGTTTTAATGCCACATCAGGACGAGGATATGTATATAAACGCACAGATAATAATTGGACGTTATATGCTACTTTAGACCCTCTTAATGGAATTATAGCTTGGATGCAAGGTAACGGACAATATGTATCAATTACTCATGATGGAGAATTTGCTGTACTCGCAGGAACGGGCGGTTCTAATGAGGTGAGGCCACGACTAACTATATATAAAAGAAATGATACTAATAGCACATATGATTTAAAAAAAACAATTTATTATGGAACACAAAATGGGATTAATAATAAATATAAATTTATTCAAATTAGAAAAACAGATAATGGTAATATTTTAATATTTTTTTGGGATCTGAATACTGTAAAATATATAAAGAGCGCAGATAATGGTGAGAATTGGGATACTTCATCTGGTTATGGTTTCAGTTCTAATGCTTCTGGTACATATCTACGTGCAGATTCCAGAGCAACCAGATTAATTACTGCGGATTCGGGAAATAGTAATACAAGAATTTATGATATTGATTCATCTACTGGTACTTGCACAATATCTAAAACAATTACTTTAAGTAGTACTGGTGTTGCAATTAATGAACATGGAAATACTATTAGTATTGGAGATTATGCATATTCCAACAATACAGGACGAATCGCAGTATATAAATATATTACTAATGATTGGATTATGCAAGGTTCATATTTGACTGGACACAGCACTATAAGTAGGTATAATTGTATGGCAATTAATCCAGATGGTGATAAGATAGCTATATCTACAATAAGTGATAATGGTGATGATATGATGGCAATATTTAAATATATGAAAGTATCGCAAGCTGAATGGAATGCTGCTAATAATAATGGTACTCATACTTCAGAAAGTTCAGTAGGTCAATTATCCACCACTTGGAAAGTTTTACACGATAGAGGTGCAAGTTGGGATGAAAATAAATATTATTGGTATCAATATAGTAATACAATAACTTCGTCATCGAATTATAATCAGTTATCATGGGCGGGTTCAAGTTATGTATTAGCTACTTATGGTAATAAAGTAGATTTATTTGAAGTTAATTATGATACAGTGACTATAAATAATGGTTTAGTTGTTAATAAAGTAGCAAGCAACATAAATACTTCAGGAACTTTTTTCGCCGATGTTTCATTAAATCATAATTTGGTTGTTCCTGGAAATATTACCATCGTAGATGGTTCAGCAAACAATTACGGAGCTTATACCACATTTACCAACAAAGATGCAACCGCCTATTTCAATGTAGGTAAAAGTGCATCCAACGTGTTTAATATAGTAGATAACAACAATATAGGTGTTTATATGGCATCGGACGGAAATTCCATGACATCAACATCAGATGAACGATTAAAGACAGATATAGAATCATTGGACGACCCTACAGAAAAACTAATGCAGTTGAAACCATGCACGTATAAATGGAAGACACAAGAAGACGATAAAAAACATGTAGGATTCATAGCACAAGAGGTGGAAGAAGTGTTGCCAGAATTGGTAAATGAAACAACTTATCCAGACGGAGCTTCATATAAAGGAGTAGCAACGAGTGATTTAATACCCTATTTAATAAAATCGATCCAGGAACGTCAATTAAGAATCAATAAATTAGAAAATAAATAAGCATAAAAAATTTAGGATTATATCTAATAATATAATAACTATGAGATTTGAATTAGTTATTATATTAATAGCGGGGTTTATAATGGCAAACATATACACAGATGGACGATACGTAAGATTAATGATGACTTGGAAAAAATATTATCAAATGGTGGGAGTTGCGTTTGGCGCATTAATGTTATATATATTATTAAAAAATAATCCATTACGTGCTCAACAAATAGTTTCAGCATCGAATGATTACATAAAATATTTACCAATAGATAAAAACACATCGAATATTATTTCGCCAATTTTAGATTTCACTTCAAAACAACAATTCACAAATAATCAACATAATAGTTTAGACGGAGGTAATTATAATTATCCAATAGTATCAATGACACAACAAAATGCAGAAAGTCGAATTGTAAATTCAGGAAAAAAAGCAACAAAACGTTCGGTAAGTGAAACCAAAAAAAAGTTTGTAGCAGCAAGACAAGATTGGAATTGTGGTGATTGTAAAAATCAGTTATCGGCATGGTTTGAAGTAGACCATAAGACAAGATTAGAACATGGCGGAAGTAACCATGTAGATAATTTAGTAGCATTATGCCGAGAATGTCATGGAAAGAAAACAGCAATGGAAAATTTATAAAAGGAGAATTATATTTTATGATTTTAGATAAAATATAATAAGACATTATAATAAGTATGGAAGATATATTAAATGGAAATAATAAAGCAACATATGCAAATGCAATATTATTTATAATAATTTCTTTATTGGCAGTTAACGATATGAAAGAAAAACCCGAAAGAGAAAATGACCCACATAGAAATAAAACGAAAGAAACGATTCGAATGGTATTATCAATATTATCAGCGGTTCTCGTGTTTTTGTATATAGTGGTATCATTTACAACAGGAAATGTAGCAAGTTGGACAAAAAATTATTACATATCATTATTAGTAATAGGTATAAGTTATGGAGGTTTGTTATTAAGCGAGTATAGTTTATTTAATACAATAATGTATGGTTTACTGATTTTAATAGTAATAGTAGGATTAGCAATGTTTTTCAGTGTATTTGTAAATTATTTGAAATCACTACGAGGAATAGTAGGATTTATAGTTCAATTCATCTTTTATATTCCATGTATGTTATTGGATTTAATAGATTATTTGAGAAAAGATGTGAGTGCAACACCAAATAAAGTATTATTATTGTTTTTTATAGAATTAATATTAATTACTTTATACTTGTATTTACCCAATCTTTCCGTAAAATTATCAATAAAAGATGGAATCAGTATATTAGATGATTATAAGTATTTGCATGAAGAAAATATATTACCAATATCAGAGCATGTTAGATTAGATACGTCAAACGTAAAAGTAGCAGATATAGGAGAATCAACAGTAAGAACAAATTATGCAATGTCAATGTGGACATATTTAAATAACTATTCGATAAGTTCAAGTGCATATAATAAAGAAAGTTTAATATTTGATTACGGAAATGGAAAGCCCAAGTTAACATATTTTAATGATGAGAATGAGCCAACAAAGATGGATACATATAGATTTTACTTCTCAAATAATACAACAAATAATGCAACAAATAGTAATACTAATTATTACGAATTAAAAATGCCAAGTCAAAAATGGAATCATATAGTATGTAATTATAGTTCAAAGCATGTTGATTTATACATAAACGGAAAATTAGAAAGAACATTTTATTTTAAAGAAAATGTGCCAACATATAATTTAGGCGATGTCGTTACAATTGGTAGTGAAAATGGTTTAAGTGGAGCAATAAGTAATATTAGATATTATCCAAAGACAATATCATCTCGAAATGTGGTTAATATTTATAACACATTAATGAATAAAAATCCTCCAGTAAATAAATTATAGGTATTTAATATATAAATGAATTTAGTTGTTATAATTTTAGGAGTAATAGTAATAATATTAATATATGTATTAATCCAATTTTTTATGGAAGCATCAGTAGAATTAGCAGCAACTGCAAATTTAAATGATACAATAAATGGAATTCCCATAAAGAATAATCCAACAAGTTCTCGTTATGCTTATGGCGTGTGGATATATGTAAATTCATGGAATATGGGTGGCACAAAGCCAATTATGGCAAGAAGCAATAATTTAGCATTAAGATTAGATGAGAATTCACCCGTTTTATTGTGTGATATTACAATGAATAATGATGAAATAAAAACAATAGAATTTACAGACAATTTTCCATTGCAAAAATGGGTTCATGTATTAGTAAATGTAGATAATCAATATGTAGATTGTTATTTAGATGGAAAATTAATAAAATCAGGAAGAGCCTACATAGAAAGCAGTGGTGGAATAGTAGTTCCAAAACAACCACCAGCAGGAGGAAATGATGGAGTAAATTTGCAATTGGGAGGTTCTGCATGGGATGCGTATGTAGCTCGTGTAAAACATTGGTCAAATCCAGTAAATCCAGAGGAAGTATGGTCAACATATATGGATGGAAATGGTCAAGGAGCAGTAGGTTCATGGTTATCCAAATATGGTTTAGACATATTAATCAAAAAAGATAATATGGAACATAGAAAATTAACATTAATATAAGTTTTTAGTTAAATCGTTTTATATTTATAATATATAAATATAAATATGAATTATCAACAACCAACAACAACATCAACATCAACAAATATAGAAATACCAGAAGGAATGAGAAATGTTGGAGATAATATATCAAATTCATTTCAAAAGATGACATCAAATATAAATGAATCGATGCAGGGTTTTTCAGAACAAGCAAGTGCATCGATAGACGCAGGAACCGAAGTATCAAATGATTTTTTAACAACAAATACGTTATTTGCCAAATTCGCCTTTATAATCTTAATAGTAATCGTGTTTATGTTTTTATTGAGTTTAGGGGTATTACTGTTAAACTATTTTTTTGGACAATCAGACAGTCCTTATTTAGTAAAAGGTATGCTGGACGGAGATGAATCAACTACAATTGCGCAAGACCCTATAAATAATGAGTCTGTGTTGGTATCTCGTTCAAATAATAAAAGCAACGGTATGGAATTTACATGGTCAACCTGGATTTATATAAATGAATTAAATTCAGGACCAGAGTATAAAATGTATAGAAATATATTTAATAAAGGAAATAAGACATATGATGTAGAGGGAATATCAACAGTATCTAATGGTCCAGGATTATATTTAAAGCAAATGACTCCAGACGCAGATACAACTGATGTAAATACTGCAAGTTTATTTATGATAATGGATTCTAAAACAGGAAGAGAGAACAATCATGAAAATTCATTAGAAATCAAAGATGTTCCATTAAAAAAATGGGTAAATGTAATCATGCGTATGAAAAATACAGTAATGGAAGCATATATAAATGGTGTAGTATCAGGACGCCTACAGTTCCGTGAAATGCCAATGCAAAATTATTATGATGTTCATGTATGTCAAAATGGTGGATTTAATGGAAAAATATCCAATTTAAGATATTACAGTGAAGCATTAACCATTTTTGATATAAAT